ATGTTCGACCGTTGTATAATAGACCCGCGCTTTGATAAGGTGGAGGCGTGGAGGTTCGGCCCTGTAATCCCGTCCGTCTATCATTCTTTCAAAATGTACGGGGCAAGCCCTATACAGAATGAAACAGTTATGCTCGTGCAAAAGCAAGACGAGATAGAGGTGGTAACGCCACGTTTGGAAGATGAGGGGGCGCAAATAATCTGTGATTTCGTTTGGAAAGGCTACGCATTGCGTTACACCGACAATCAGCTTGTCACATTGCTACACGGCGTAGGCACACCGTGGGGGAAAGTTTATGAAGAGGGCAAAAACAACCCCATCCCCGAACTCTTAACAAAGCTCTATTACAAGGAATTAGTAAGACGTTTGAGGAATGGCAACTGACGATATACGAGCCGAGTTAGACAGGATGTCGGCTAATATTTTCACAACAGAGGGTGACGTGGCTGCGTCAGAAGAGAGCATAGACCGCGCCTCAAAGTGGGAAGATTATATAGGCAAGAAACAAGACAGAGAGCAACGCAAGGAGTTTGCGAATAAGTTGTACCGCTTCCTTATTATCTATATGATTGTGGTCGGCATTTTCCTTATTATGGTCGGTTTCGGTTGCATCCCATTTGCGCTTAGCGAAGCTGTATTGCTGGCGATATTAGGTACTACGACAGCAAACGTAATAAGCGTATTTGTAGTGGTAGCCAAATATCTATTCCCCACGAGAAAATAAAACCTTTACAATACAAAGCGGCAGTTCCATTGGTGTTCAGTAGAGCTGCCGCCTTTCTTGTGTGCAGGCGTAAAATAAGCACCACAAAGCAACATCATCACCACTTCAATACACACCACTATGACATTCAGAGAGCTACAACGTAAAAATAAAATCTTCCTCCTCCACAAGCCCGAAGTGGAGTTTGAGGAAGCCGAAATAGACGGCATAGGCATTCCCCACTACGACACCCCCAAAGCAGGGCAAACGTCACTCGCCACGGGACAAGTGGTTGACATCACCGTTAAGGGCGTGCAATACACCGTGCAGTGCGACAGAAGTGCCGCCTACACCGACAAGATAGTCCTCGCCACCGAGCGTGCCGCCCTCCTGCCCGAAGTGAAGCGGCTGAAAGCGGAAGCCGAGAATATCCTTGCGGGGGTGGAAAGGGCAAGAGAAACGACCAAGAAGTGCGATGCGCTGCTCTGCGAGCTAGACACCGCTTTCAAGGAGAAGCAGGAGACGGACAAGCGAATGGGCGCGATGGAGAGCAAAATCAACTCGCTTTCCGAAATGATGAAAAACTTTATTGACGAGTTTAAGAAATAACACCCCATTTGATGCTCTCGAAAAAGGTTGCTTCTCTTTTGGAGAGTGGCTAACACGCTGCCGCCCCGTGGCTGCCAGAAAACACAAGGCATCTGTTTCAAAACACAAGGCATCTATTTTGAAACACAAGGCATCTGTTTTGAAAAACAATACTGATGTTTTTTTCTGGCGAGACTTCCAAAAGGTTGCCACTCTTTTCAGAGTAAACGGACGGGAAGAAATTTTGCACGCACATTATGATACGCAAGACCCTACACATAGGACGGTGGACGCTAGCCCTCACCTCGGCGGAGTGTTACCACGAGGCAAGGAATATCGTGGGCGAGCTTTTGTCACTTGGCTGCAAAGGCGAGCTGCTCCTGCGCTACTACCGCCGTCTCCTGTGGCAGGAGGACGGCATCGTCTTTTTCATCTCGTGGAAGAAGAAGCGCGTGCTTGTGGCGGTGTAGGCTCTCTACTTTTCTTCCTTACGTGGATGCGCCCACTCCCATGCCTATTTAAGGTGGTGGAATAGGCGCAGCGTTTCCTCCTGCGTTAAACCCTCAAAGCGCGATGCGTAAAGGGCGATGTTAAATCTTGGTTGTTCCTCCATATTCCGTTTTAATTAGTGAACCCTAAATAGATTAGACCGATGCTTCTTTCTTGTCGTAGCAAAGTAAACAAATACAAGAATAGGCGTAGGTGAACTACGTAGCTTTGCACAAGTATCATTTACATATCCGATATGGAAATAAAGCTAAGTGTACAGAAACGCAGCGTGCTAAACGAGGTTGCAAAGACAACAAGCTATATAGGAGCAGCAATGGCAGGAGAAGATGAAGAAGCCTACGACCGCATCTGTACCACTGACGAAAACGAAGAAATGTTGCAACGTTTTTGGACGGAAGCAGCCGATAACCTTACAGAGCGGATAAAACCCTTTGTCCTAGAAGTAAGCGACAACGCCACTTCGTCCGCCTATAATGTCGTGCTAGACGTATCAACGTTATTCAACGAAGCACTGCAAAGGAGCATAGAAAATGCGATGTGGAGCTACTTTGTTTCGTTCCTAGTAGGCAAATGGAGTGCAATAGTTAACCCCAAAGATACCGAAAGAGCCGTCACTGAAACCTCCGCTCTAGTAGAAGAGATAAGACGGATGCTTTTCCATAACCACCGCCCGAAGCGTCTTGCTCCAATAGGATAACCTCCCTTAGTAATGGCAAAGAAGAAGATAACGCTAACCCTGTATATCAGCGAGCTAATTTATGACGTGCAGAACAAAACCTTTCTGACAGGTCAGAGCCGAAACGCCAACGAAAACTACGAGACGGCGTATCATATGCAAGCCACCGATGACGAAGAAAATGCAAATCAAGTAATCCGAAGTATAGGCACAGCTTTCGCTTACCTAAAAACAGCATTGAGTGAGTATTTAGACGAACAGGGGACGACAGCGAGCAACGCACAGCTTTCCACTACGTCAAATTTATCCTTAACCCTACAGTTGCCAAACAATTACAACGAAACAACACGCGAGACATTAGCAGCAGCTGCACATCAGTACATCGTAAGTCAAACAATAAGCGACTTCTTCAGAATAACGAACAAAGCCGACAGAGAAGATTATGAGAAAATTGCCACGGCAAGTCTCCTCGTAATGCGTGAAGCAATAAACAGTCGAATGCGTCCCGTGTGTCCCATAAAACAAGAATAATGAATTGTCAATGTTCAACACATCAATGCTCGCGAAAGCGCGATAAACTCGTTACGCTAACTTTTCAACGAGACCAATTGCTATATGACATAAGAAACTACTCGTGGGTAGAGGGAGACGTATTAGAGACAGAAAACCCACACCAAAGGCATCAGATACAAGACATAGGCGAGGACGGCAACATAAACCGCGTAACGCGCATCCTAGATTTAGCCTTTGAAGAAGCAGCCGATTTCCTGTTTCCCTACACCAAGAAAATATTTAATAGACTAACGCCCCCTGAAGAGGAAACAGAAACACCCGAAACCCCACAGCCCGATGTAATCGAAGATGACATACTCCGCGAGACAGAGATATACTACCTAGAATTAAAAGTTCCCGAAACCTTTTCCATAACAACCGTTCATTACCTAGAACGCTTGATACACGAATATCTAGTATATCGCGTACTTGAAGATTGGTTAAGCATTACCGACACAAAGGCAAGCGCAAAGTGGGCAGAGAAATGCGAAGCGACAAAGAAGAAAATAGAAGAAGCAATGAATGCACGCACGGGGAGAACAAGATTAACCCTCACCCCGTGGTAAACAGCTGCAGACACAAAAACAAAGAGCAAGAGAGAAAAATTATAAAGTCTTCCATACACAAGAAAAGAAATGTATTTCCATTGTGTGGGATTTAGAGTTTAGATTAGATTAATTAGATTGAGAATAGCGGCAGCTGTGAAGCTCCCGCTATTCTTTACTCCCTTATTTCTACTTCGCATCTTCTCAAAAAGTTTTTCAAATGTAGGCATTTTCCTCGGCGAAATTTTATAAGTAGATGATATGCAATAGTTTGTAAAGAAATGGGATATACCGACTGGGTGTATATTTCAAAAAAACAATACTGAAACCAACTGAACAAAAAAGGGGTAATTTGTTCAGTTTTAGGCGTTTCAGAGAAAATATAATGTTTTGTTATGTGTAGTTATGTACAGTTATGTACAGAAAAAGTAGGCGAAAATATTGTTTATTGAGTAGGTGGTTTTATTTTTGCCGCATCTAATCTAACTATAAAAGCGATGAAAATACATATTATTTTGTCGGCAAAGAATAATATGCGCGGAAAGAGCGAGATTATTTTGCGGACTAACAAGAACATTCGTGGAAAAGTTCTTACAATGCGGGCGGGGACGAAGATTTATATTGACCCTGCTTTTTTCTCGGAGAAAGAGGGGGTTGATATTAGTAGGAAGCGGTTGGTTAATCCCGATGTAAGGCAGTGGCACGTCGAGGCTAAGCATAATCTTAATAGGTTGCTGGCTGCGGTGGACGAAGCGGGGGTAATGTCTGCTCCCGATGAGTTTAGTACGGAGTGGCTGCGTGATGTGGTGGATAGGTTTTGGCATCCTGAACGTTACGGCAGCGGCGAGGACGGGAAGAAGAGTTTTTTTGAGTTGGTGGATGAGTATTTGAAGAAGAAGCAGTTTCCGCCACAGCACGAGCGGCAGGTCTTGGTGTTGTTGCGTGCTATATATAGATATGAGGGTTTTGTGCGTGCCACGGACAAGGTGCGCAAGAACTTTACTTTTAATGCGCACTTGATAGACCGCAGTATTATTGAGGAGTTTATGGACTACTTGCGTAATGAGAAGCGTTTGTCGGAGGAATATCCGCAGGTGTTTAAGGACTTATTTGCTGGCTATCCCGACAGCATCCGTAGCCACATTCGTAGTATTGGTTTGCGCGGCGAGAATAGTGTTGTAGCGTTGACGAAGATGTTGAAAGCTCTTTTTAATTGGTTGTTGGAGACGGGACGCACGAAGAACCATCCCTTTGACGGAGTGAAGATAGGTGCGGAGAGATATGGCACTCCTTATTATATAAGTATTGAGGAGCGGAACAAGATAGCGAAGCAGCCTATGCCTACGAAGCGGTTGGAGACATTGCGCGATGTCTTTGTTTTTCATTGTTTCGTGGGTTGCAGGGTGAGCGACTTGATTAAGTTGACGGAGGACAATATATATAATGGTATGTTGGTTTACACGCCGCATAAGACAAAGGATGACGGTGTGCAGAGTAGGCAGGCGCGAGTGCCGTTGCACGCAAAGGCTGTGGCTTTGATAGATAAGTATAGGGGTGTTGATGAGCGGGGTCGTTTATTTCCTTTCCCTACGCCGAAAGAGTATAATGTAGCAATAAAGTTGATTTTTGTGTTATCGGGTATTACTCGGAAAGTAATGGTTCGTAATGCTAAGACGGGCGAGGATGAGCTGCGTGCTATTAACGAGATAGCTTCTTCGCATATTGCGCGTCGCACGTTTATTGGGAATGCTTATAGGCAGGTTGCCGACCCGAACATTATAGGAAAGATGAGCGGACACGCCGAGGGCAGTATGGCTTTTGCTCGTTACAGGAACATTGAAGATGATACGCTGCGCAACGTGATTGATAAGTTGGGATAATAAACAGATAAAGCGGTTAACATTCTTAAATTCCCGACTTATGCAGTTGGTTTGCGTAAGTGCAAGCCACTCTTTTGTCGGAGTGAGAGGGCAAAAAAAGAACCCCGACACTTGAAAGTTAGTCGCCAAACTCAACTTTAATATACAAAATCTGCATATCACCAAAGTGTCGGGGTGTAAGTCCCTTGCTTGGGTGGTATGCAGATTTTTTATGTTGAGTTTGGCACTGCAAAAGTAGCCACTCTTATCTAAGATAAAAGTATTATGGCAACAAAACTTTCAAAGTCGGTGTATCGTCCGAGTACGATAGCGCGTTACAAGTTGGTACATTCTGTTTATGCAGAAGTTGTTGGCGAGTTAGGCGACTTTGCGGCGTTAGTTCCTAAGAGCTATCTTTATGACAGGATAAATGCCCGCACGGGACTTTGCTACAAGACCATTGCCCACGTGCTTAACCACACGATAGACGGGTAATCAGTGGCAGTAATAGCAGGGATGTCTCCCCATATCTATTGCTTTTCCTTTTGAGACGGCAACAATTTCTTCGCTGCAATAAGTTAGTCCTTTGCAGTCATCCGTCTTATGGTATGCTGTTGACATTGGTCCTGTGCAGATATATACAACGGACGTGGAAGAGGTGTTACAAGCGAAGAGCGCAAAAATAAACGTTGCAGCGATAAACGTTTTATTCACCATATAACAATTCGTTTACAGTAGGATAATATTCATATATTGAGAGTACACTATCCGTGTATCTTTGTGTGTATTTGCTATGTTCGTACTTTCGGGTTAGACTTTCCAAATTAATATCGCTTATAAAAATCATAATTTCTACGTCATCCTTAGAAAAGCACTCTGTACAAAACGACCAACTTTTTTCTATAATAACGCGATATTTACTATGCTTTCTTGTAAACCACGGGACTTCGCAACGTGGGCAGCAATTATTGTGTATAACATCCCAACTAATATCTTCTTTACTTTTCTTATGTTCTATAAAATATTCATCATCGTCCATAACAGGGAAAATGAAAGAACTTATAGTACCTATGTAATACAACAAGAAGAATGCGATTAAAAAAATAACAGCACACCCTTTTTCATCTGATTTGTTTTCCATTGGCTTTATTCTTTATTATTAGCACACGATGCGCAGCAGGTCTTTAAGTTCTTTCATTGCAATCTTATTGTATCTTAGCAATTAACGCATTTATCTGCTTATCTTTCTCTGCAAGTTGCGCCACAAGGCTTAACAGTACATCGTTGGAATTATTATTATTCCCCAAGATGCTGTTCTTGTTATAGCTACGTGTAACAACGCTTGCGTCAGAAGATATTAGCATCTCACCTATTCCGCGCAAAAGCCACTCAGCGGAAAGGTCGGGATAATGTTTTGCAAAACGGGTAATAAAATCCGATGTTGGATTATTAGCCTTACCCCAAGAGCCCTTTGATTTGTCAAGTTCTATTTCTAGCCTGTAATCAGAAACACCCTTAAAATCAAGATATTCCTGCATTCTGTTGCGCAGCTCGCTCCGAGTAGAGGAATTTTTTTTTGCCATTGGTGTAAAAAAATACCCTAAATTATTTGGATGGTGTTTTATAATACCTGTACATTTGCGCCGTGATTTGTTTATGCGCCTGCATACGCAGGCAAAAATAAACTACAAAATGAGAAGGACAAAAAAAAATCTAATCATTGTCCCGAATGGCAGTCAACAGCAGATTGCCATTCGACTAGGCTGCAACAGGAACTCTGTTGCCAACGCGCTCCGTTACAAGGACAATGGTACGGAGTTGTGTAACAAAATTCGGACGCTCGCAATCGAAGAGTTTGGCGGACGCAAAACCTCAATCAATATATGAATATGAAAAGGATTAAGAGCATTCTCCGCTTCGCGCTGTTAGAAATGCTGGCGGCGGTGATAATAATAGGCTTCTTTGGCACTCCCGATGAGGGTTGCGATTGGGTGGCTTGGCTTGCTATGTTTTTGGGCGGCAAGTTGGTGAGTGCATTGGCGGCGTGGTGCATTTATGCGCTGTGGCTGCGGTGGGCTGAAAGGCGTGAGCCGTTTGTGATGTTTGCAAATTGGCTTATGGGCTGCGAGTAAGTGCCACTATATATAATAAGGTGTGGCACACTAGCTACGCCCTTAAACTCCTTTCGGAGGATTTGGGCGTGGATTGTATAGAGCTTGTTTAACCTCTTTAACCTACTACGAACAAAATGAGTATTAACGAGATTATCAACGCTGGCGTGGAGGTGAGTTTGCACGTGAGTGCTGCTGACCTCAAAGAGTTTGCACTGGCATTGCTTTCTGAGGGTCGGGAGCTGGAAAGGCGTGCGGCTAGCGAGAAGCCTGCGCAGGACAGGGAAATGTCGCCCGCTGAAACGGCAAGGGAGCTTGGCGTGAGCCGTTCAACGCTGTATGTGTGGGAGCAAAAGGGGTATTTGTTGCCTAGCTTCCGCAAGGGACGCAAAAAAGTTTATCGGCAATCTGACATTGATGCCGTTATCAAGCATAAGACTTCTAATAATATCATCTAATCATTTTCATAAAACTAACCACTCTATGGAAGAACTAATAGAAATTCAGTCGGAGTTGAAAGCTCCAAAGGGGCAATACAACTCGTTTGGAAAGTATCGTTACCGCTCGTGTGAAGACATCCTTGAGGCGGTGAAGCCGCTGCTTGCAAAAAATGGCTGCACGCTGACTATCGAAGATGAGATTGTTAGTGTTGAGGGTCGGGTGTACGTCAAAGCTACTGCTACGCTCACGAATGGAGAGGGGCAGAGTGTGGCGACACACGCCTTTGCTCGTGAAGCGGAGACGAAAGCGGGTATGGATGTGTCGCAGATTACGGGTGCGGCGAGTAGTTATGCACGTAAGTATGCCTTGAACGGACTATTCTGCATTGACGATACGAAAGAAGCCGACACGATGGATAATACCGCCGACACTGCAAAAGCTGCAACCACTTCCAAGAAAGCCACTGCGCCACAAGCTGCTGCCGCTGCTGTTGACCCTGCTACGTTGCAAATGGCTCTGCAAGAGATACGCGCCGCCCGCAGTGAGGAGAGCCTTAACGGTGTGATGCGCGGATATAAGATGCTGTGGGAGAACACCGAGTTTCAAACTGCCGTGCGAGTGGCACGCGATAAATTCAAGGCGCAATGAAACTCTATCACTCTCCCGTTGTCTTCAACGAGGCGGCACACACTTACACGCTAGGTGAGCGAACGCTTAGCGGCATTACGCCCGTTGTCGCGTGGGTGTATCCCGAAACGTATCGGGATGTACCGAGGAGCGTGCTGGATGCTGCTGCCGAGCGTGGGCATAAGGTTCACACCGCGTGCCAAATGGTTGACAACTTAGGGCTGCTGCCCGATGATGCTAGCGATGAGGTCAGAGCTTACATACGCCTTTGCCGCGAGAATGGGCTACGCTCCGCCGCTAACGAATACCTTGTTTCGGACGAGCGGGACGTAGCAAGTAGCATAGACGTGGTAATGCGAGGTGAGAATTACAGAGAAAAAGAGTTTACCCTTGCCGACATCAAAACCACTGCTGCTCTGCACCGCGAAATGGTTACGCTTCAGCTTTCCCTCTATGCTTACCTGTTTGAGAAACAGAATGCGGGTGCAAAGGTTACGCAGCTGCTAGCCGTGTGGCTACCCAAGCCGCAATATGGCGAGCCGCAAATCGTTAAGCTCTCGCCGCGCATCCCCGCCGATGACTGTGAGCGCATCATCAGGTATTACCTTGCTGGCGACCGCGAAGCCTTGAAAGGAATAGAAGCCATACCAACGCTCCCCTCCGTGGAGACCTCCGCGAACGTCCCCGCCGCCGTTAGGGATGCGGAACAGGAAATCATACAGCTCGAAACGCAGCTGAAAGAGATTAAGACAAAACGCGATGAGCTGCAAGCGGGGCTGCTCCATCTGATGAAAGAAAGCGGGGCGAAGAAGTACGAGACAGAGCGAATGCTCATCACCTATGTTGCCCCCTCGCGCCGCAAACAGCTAGACGCATCAAGGCTGAAAAGCGAACAGCCTGACCTCTTCGCCCGCTACCTCACCGAGACCGAGACGCGCGAAAGCGTGCGCATTAAAGTAAGGTAAAAAAGAGTGGCACCTCTTTCCGAGAAGTAAACTTACCACCACCCATTCCTCAAAAGCAATCATTCACAATTAAACACCACAAACAAATGGCAACAATCATCGGAACAATCGTAAAGCTCTCGCCGCTTGTGAACATCGAAACAAAGAAAGGCGGCACGATAACGAAGCGCAGCCTCCTGCTAGACTGTACCCGCTACAACTCCGCAACGGGTGAGCGCAGCCCCTACGACTGCTACATCCCGCTCGATTTCTTCGGAGACAAGACGGAAGACGTTGCACCCTACGCCGTGGGCGATGTGCTAGAAGTGGGCTACGTCATCAACTCGCGTCCCTTTGAGCGCAAGGACGGACAGACCGACTATGCCCTAAGCCTACGCCCCCTTTCCCTCACCAAAAAAGGACACAAGGCGGTAACGGACGACCCGCACCAAGTACACCAACCCGCTGCTAATCCACAAGCCACACCAGCGGTAGCTGCCCCGCGACAAGATGACGATGAACTACCATTCTAACACTTAACAAAAAGTAACCATTATAAAACCTCCCACACAGAAGCAAATGATTGTCGAGCATCTTAAACGCTTCGGCACGGTAGAGCCGCTTGAAGCCTTGCGCGAATATGGCATATACCGATTAGGTGCGGTAATCTTCGACCTAAAAGCCGAGGGGATGCACATCATCTCGCGCAAGCAGCACCTCCGCTCCCCCGTTACGGGCAGACCCGTACAGTTTGCCAAATACTACCTAGAACCCGCCCCTAGCAATGACCCGCTACCTTGAAGATAAATTGCAAATGGCGTGCAAGTATTGGTTCGACTGCCAATATCCCGCCCTTGCCCCGCTGCTGCACCACAGCCCCAACGAGGGACTTCTGCCCCGCACCGCTAGGGACGGAGCAAAGCGCAAGGCAATGGGTGTAAGGGCAGGCTTCCCCGACTTTATCCTGCTCGTTGGCGCATCGTGCTACAATTTCCTAGCCATAGAGTTAAAGACCGAGACAGGCAGACAAAGCCAGTCGCAAAAAGAATATCAACGAGCCGTTGAAACCCGTGGCGGTGGACGCTACGTCCTTTGCCGCTCGCTCGAAGAGTTTCGCCACGCCGTAACGAGCTACCTACTACTCGCACCTAAACAGCATTAGCTATGAGCAAAACTAGTTACTTCTCACACGATAGCAACGCCCGTAACGATAGCAAGATAATCAAGCTGCGTATGCGTTACGGAATGGAGGGCTACGGTACATACTTTATGATACTCGAAAGGCTGCGAGAGGAGACTGACTACACTAGTGTCGCAGATTATAATGCAATAGCCTACGACCTTAGAGTTAACACGTCCCTCGTGAAAGCAGTAGTTGAAGATTTCGGGCTATTCTCCTTTACCCAAGACGGTAAATGTTTCTACTCCGAGAGCTTCAACGCCCGAATGGGTATAAAAGACAAAGTACGCAAAGCCCGTAGCGAAGCGGGTAAACGAGGGAACGAAAAACGTTGGGGAGCTGCCGCCAATGATAGCAAGCCTATCGCAAATGCGACAGAATTCTATCGCAAATGCGACAAAGAGTTATCGCAAATGCGAGACGAGCCTATCGCAAATGCGACAGAAATCTATCGCAAGGAAAGTAAAGTAAAAGAAAGTAAAGTAAAAGAAAACGTAGAAAAGAAAACGCCGAGCGTTTTTCGCCCGCCCCAGCTTGAGGAGATAAAGGCTTACATCAACGAAAAGGGCTACAAGGTAGATGCCGAGATGTGGCTAAACCACTATGAGAGCAACGGATGGATGGTTGGCAAGACCAAAATGCGAAATTGGCAAGCCGCCGTAACGACTTGGCAAAAGCGTATTGAACAAGAAGAAAAAAACCGAAACCGAAATGGATTTTATCAACCCCGAAACACGCCTAGACGTGGAGAAGCTGACTTCGCAGCTACTTCGGCAGAAGAGTACAGTACCACGTTTTAGACTTCCTCTGACGGAAAGCCAAGCTGCTGACCTACTCCTTGCTGCCTACAAAGCCGAGGTAGCTTACCGCCACCGCACGTTCACAGAGACCCGTGGCTGCACGGATAGCATCCGAAAGCTAGCCCACTTGCTCACGGACAAGGAAAGCCCAAAGTTTGGCGTAATGCTTTGCGGCACGCAGGGCAACGGCAAGACCACGCTGCTCTACGCCCTGCGCTCCGCCGTGAACTACCTAAGCGACCATAACGCTTTTGCCGACAATGGGAGTGAGCGCATTGGGCTGTCAATGGTCTGCGCAAAGGATGTGCTGCACTACGCTACGAACTACAAGTTCTTCGCGGAGCTTAGACGCAAACCGATGCTAGCCGTTGACGATGTGGGCAGAGAACCCGCCGAGGTGCTTAGCTACGGCAACGCCCTCACGCCGCTCACTGACCTCATTGAATATCGCTACAACAATCAGCTCTTCACGATGCTGACCACGAACCTCAAAGCCGAGGAGGTAACCGCCCGCTATGGCAGACGCATTGCCGACCGCTTCAACGAGATGCTGGACGTTATCATCTTCACGGACGGGACGTTTAGGCGATAATGCGCCGATGTCCTGCTAGACAAACTTTTAATTTTTAATTTTTAATTTCTAATTTCTAATTTTTAATTTCTAATTTTTAATTCCCAACAGCTATGAAAACCTTAACCCAAATGTTCAACGACTACCGAGACAAGAAACGCGCCGAGCGGATGCTGCGCGAAACACGCCGCGCCGAGAAAGCGGTGAATGTGCGCGAATATAACGGGGAACTGTGGTTCTCGCTCCACGGTCTGCCACTAGTGCGCATAAGTGAGCTTGGTATGAAAGAGAATGATTGGCACTTCAAGAGCATCCTTGACGATGCCCGAGCAAACTTTATCCGCTTTGAGAGGGAGTAATGAAGTACGACCTTTCCAATCCCATGCACCGCAAGACGCTCCGCGTGAAAGTCGCCCGCATCCTCGAAAAGCCGAGCGGCATTGTGGAGCTGCGCGAGTGCAAGCCGCTGCGTAGCATCAGACAAAACAGCTATCTCCACTTGCTCATTAGCTACTTTGCCCTGCAAGTGGGCGAAAGGGCAGAGGACGTGAAGTGCGAGTACTACAAGCTAGAGGCTAACCGCGAGACGTTCTTGCGCTCTGCCGTGAGCCGCGTAACGGGGCAGAGGGTTGAACGCCTACGCTCCTCCGCCGAGCTTACGAGCCATGAGATGACGCTCACGATTGACCGCTTCCGAAATTGGAGTGCCGCCGTAGCGGGCATTTACCTACCAAGCCCCACGGACTTCGCCGCCATCGAACAGATGCAGATAGAAGTGGAAAGGGCGAAAGAGTGGATGTAACATAAACGGAGTGGCTTCCGCAGAAAAGCCAAGAAAAGCGTTCTTTGACATTTTGGAATTACCGCATTAAATAATCGTGCGCTTTCGCCCTTTATGGGCGGGAAAGGCTGTACCTTTGCCGTGTTCAAAATTCAGTGATTTGGCAAAAACAAAGAAAATAGAGGTAATGTCGAGAGAAATTACCGTAATCTTGAACAAGGAAGCAGACAATGACTATATAAGCCTTACCGATATGGTAAAGGGCGAAGATGGTGAAGACCACATCAGAAATTGGATGCGTAACAAGAATACCATTGAGTATCTTGGCACTTGGGAGAAAATAAACAATTCCAACTTCAAAGGTGTCGAATTCGACACCTTTTGGAAAGAGGCAGGGCTGAATAGGTTTAATATGACGCCAAGAAAGTGGATAGATGCAACTAATGCTATTGGCATAGTGTCGAAAGCGGGACGCAACGGAGGTACATTTGCTCATAGAGACATTGCTTTCAACTTTGGAATGTGGATAAGCCCGACATTCCAACTCTACATAGTCAAGGAATATCAACGCTTAAAGGCGGAAGAAAACAATCCTTTGGTTGAGCACTGGGATGTTAAGCGTGTTTTGTCAAAAGCAAACTACCACATACACACAGATGCCATAAAGGAATACATTATACCCACGCTCACTATTGCTCAAAAGAAGCAGTATATACTATACGCCAATGAAGCGGATATGTTAAACTTGGCGTTGTTTGGATATACGGCAAAGGAATGGGCAGAAGCCAATCCTGCCATCGCCAAGAAACTGAATATGCGCGACACCGCATCAATTAACCAACCTGTCGTATTGTCTAACATGGAGTCGCAAAATTCGGAGTTGATACGTCAAGGGCTATCACAGGAAAAGAGGTTTTCCATATTGCATAAAATGGCGAAGAAACAACTCGCCATATTAGACAAGAACAATGTGGAATACAAATTCAGAAAGTTAAGTTCTGATAATTCAAAGCAATTAGAGTAGGCTATATCATAGCAATTTTGAACACAATATTTGAGCGGTAATTCCAAAATTAGGAGTTGCCGCTTTTTGTATGCAAGATACATCACGAACAAACTCATAAGAAACAAAATGAACAACACGACACACACATCACGCCTATTTCGCGCCAAGCGCGAGAATGATGGGGAGTGGGTATTTGGCTCACTCATCTTGACAGAGAGCGCGGCATACATCTACTGCCCCGAAACGCATCGCCGCTACAAGGTGAACCCAGAAACCGTTGGGCAAGACACAGGCTTCGTGGATAGCAAGGAGCAGCCACTCTTCGAGGGCGACATCGTGGACTTGCTAACCTTTCACGCAGTGGGCAAAACGGAAATAGACTACTCCAAAATCGTGGGCTACAATGCGGAAGCAGTAGGCTTCTCCTTTTACGACCCCGACAACCACTACGACCCCGCCTCGGTGGGCGAAGAGTGGGAAGCCATAGGAGCGTACAACAGTCGCGAACTAGTGCTTGTGGGCAACATCCACGACAACCCCGACTTCTTCCTAGAAGATGAGGAGACCGACCTCGAACGCGAGATAAACGCCCTCTACGACAAAGGCGATGACCTCTATGACGAGCAGCGCGAAATGCGCTATGCCCGAAAAGAGTAGCAACCCTTTGAAAGTCTCGTCAGAGAAAACATCAGTATTGTTTTTCAAAACAGATGCCTTGTTTTTCAAAACAGATGCCTTGTTTTTTCTGACAGCCACGAGGCGGCAGCGTGTTAGCCACTCTCCAAAAGAGAAGCAACCCCTCATCGCCCGAGTAAACTCGCCTACCCATCATTCCTTTAATATTCCTCCCATTTCAAGATGAGCCAATGACACCACAAACCTACACCCGAATGCGCACCCTCCACTCCGCCGAGTGGATAGCCAAAAAATTCCCCTACGCCCTGCGTTCCTTGCTACGCACAAAGACGTTAGAGACAGAGATATACCGCGAAATCGAAAAGGCACTAAGCCAAGTAAAGCCGCGCCGCTAACCCTGCACCGCGTCTCTGGACTTTTAATTTTTAATTTTTCATTTTTAATTCCTAATTCCCAAGATGCGCCCCACAAAGAAACAACTCACACGCGCCACCGAAAACGGAGCTTTCGAGCAGATAGACTACCTACTCTCCGCATCGAACATCCTATCCCAAATAATGACAACGCTCCTAATGCAAGCCGACGACATCGCACGCGAAAATGGCTTGCTCCTCGGCGAGATAAAACAGGCAAGCACCCGCCTAGACGCAGCCGTCAACACCTACATCAACCTCTGGCGAGACCTCGTGCGCGAAAGCGGACAAGCTAAGCTAAGAATGGAAGACTACCTACACTACTTCCCCCTCATCGCCCACCTGCTCGCCATAGACCCCTACGTCATCGACCCCAACACAGGGAAACCTATGGCGGCGGGAACCCCAAGTCCGACCCTCCCCGCGCTAGGAGAACAAACCGCCGCCGAGACGGGGAAAGGACTATCCGCACACACCGTGCGCACCATACTGCAAACCGCACAGAGGGGCGGCAAATATACTTACGACAGCCGCAAACTAACCCCCGACCAAATCGCCGCGCTAGGAGAGGAGCTAAAACTAACATTCCAAACCCACGCCAACCTATCCCAGCTCTTCACCATCTACGCCGAGCGGGACGGCAGACCCAAGAAAGACCTCCTCAACGAAGCGATGATAGAGTTCGTAGCTAATCACTAAATGAGATTAGAAAATTGAACGGGGGAAGCCTGAGAGGGACGCACGCCCGCAGTGATAAGTGAGATGTGAGTATTCCTTGAAACGTGCGCCCCACCCCTCGCCGCTGTAATAGAGATTAAAAGTGTCGGCAGCTACTCTTCGATGAGAGCGGGGGGACTGTGAACAAATAGCATTAAACACGCAAAACAATTATGACCATCCAAGAACTACAAAACAAGCTCAAAGCCCTGCCGCCCGAAGCTGAGCTACGCTACTCGCCACGCGGCATACCCTACAGCGTTGACGTAACACTCACGCCACACCCCAAAAAAGACAGCATCGTATTTATGAACATACTAACAAAGATAAACCGAGAATGAAAATGCAAACCCAGCACGAAACACAATTATCGCGTAAGAATGACCGCCGTGACCACAAAGTACGAATGGAACTCCTACCCCTACCCGAACTCGAAGAAATAGCCCGAGTCTATACCGTAGGAGCAGAGAAGTACGGAGCTAACACGTGGCAAAACCTGCCCGATGCCTATGCCCGCTACAAAGGCGCACTCCTGCGCCATCTCACCGCCATAGACAAAGGCCAGCAGCGCGACCCCGACACAGGATGCCTACACGCAGCACAAGTAGCTTGGAACGCCATCGCAATGCTCCATACCGTGCTGAAAGACCTGCCTGCTTCCGCACCTAAGCAGCCCTACGAAACACCCACGGCAAAACCCTACCGAGAACAAAGAGTAATACACTTCTAGAAAATCCGCAACACCAAAATGAGACACCACAACAACCCACGCCGCGTTACCTGCCTATTCCTGCTACTCTATACCGCCCTAGTTTGGGCATTCCTCATCACACTCGTAGTTACGCAGTGCCACGCCAAAGGATAAGCAAACAACTATGAAAGAAACCATATCAGAAGTCTTTAATTGTGATTGTTTGCAGTATATGCAGACAATTCCAGACCAGTTCTTCGAGAAAGGCACAAGTAACATCCAAAGAGTGCTACACAAGAAACCTCATGCTATAACAAGTTACGGATATAAATTGGAATATTATGATAGAGTACAATAAAGGCAACCCGTTGCGCGTAATTACTTTGTTCAGCGGATATGACGCACAGCTTTTAAGCCTGCAAAGACTGAAGCGTGATTATCCACAATTCGATTACGTCTGTGTCGGCTGGGCAGAAGTTGATAAGTATGCTTGCACAGCCCACGATGCGCTCTTTCCCGAATATAAAGGATTGAACCCCGTGAGTGCGGAAGATTGATGGGATGCGATGACGAGACCATCGACAAGATGATTGCGGCAGGCATACCAAAGACACAGTTATACAAGTTGTTCGGCAATTCAATCGTTTGCGATGTTTTGGAAGCCATATTCTATCAGATGTTTATAGACCAATCGAACAAATCGGCACAACTTAGTTTATTTTAATATGATACCATAGTTATGAACAAATACGTTTTTAATGAAATACTCGCCTTATTGCTAGGCAAGAAGTACTACGCCAATATTATCAACACACGCGGCACGGACAAGTGTGAGATTGCTTGCTACATCTTCCACTCTCGCGAGGAAGCGGAAGAACACCGCAAACGCATTGAGACAACACTTTCTTTCCTCTACATCGAAACCATTTCTTTCCGTTCAAGAAAGGAGTATTAAACAAATAAAACACGTATGCCACACAAGCATATCACCTTTGCCACTATGAAAGCGTTAAGAAACTTCCTAGAACGTATAAAGCACATAGCGGCAGGGACATTCGTTATTGCTGATACTAAGGACAACAGCATAACTCTTTCCCGCGCACTCTTCGAGAGGATAAAAGGCGAAGCGAAAGACGAAGCAAAGGTTTTTGTCTTTCGCATAAAAGGCTCAAACGAATACGCCTTTATGCTTAATCCTAAGTTATCAAAGCCTACACAGCTTGCAGACATTCAATATAATGCCAAACACCGCTGTGTAGGCTTTGAGTGCCTTGTGCCAACCGTCAACCGCATCTTCTATGATTACGGTCTGCGCTACGACACACGAGTAAAGCTGCGCATAAGGGAAGCGAAAGACGCATTGGGTAGAGTGTTATACATAATGTGTGAGCCGAAAAGATGAAGAGCATCCAAAAGAAAAGTAGGCGCAAGCCCAACATTTGGCGAACCACAGTCCACCACTGATGACGAAACTATCATACCACTTATCACACGAATAAATCTAGCAGCATTATGATAAAGGATATAGCATATAAAGGACTAAGCACCACACCTAGCGACTTCGATTGTGAAGACGGAGACCTCGCCGTGTCATACAATCTCCTAAACGAGGGTGATGGTCTGAAAGTACTGCAAGCCGCAAAGGTCGTGAAAGGAGCAAGCGAGACAGGAATAGACACGTTCGTTGCTATGCACAGTGGAGCAAACTACACCCATTACATCTATCAGCAAGGGCAAGAGCTCTATTTCTATAAAGAGCTGACAGACAACAGTTCTGCTACAATAAAGAAGTTCGATGGCGACATCACGATAAATCAGGTAACAGCCGTTGGGAATATGCTTGTAGTTAGCACTACAGATGGCATTTATTATTTTTTGTGGAAAGATGGAGAGTATCGCGACCTCGGCAACAGTTTGCCCGAACTATTTCTTTCCTTTGGACTACAGGGGCAATTCATAGAAAGTAGCACAACTAGAACAACGCATCTAGACTATGTTCATTCCATTATAAAAAAATGTGAGAATGGAGTACTAACAACAGCCGATACAGACGACGTCAAAACTAGGCTTGCGAGAATAAATTTGCGCGGTACGTTCACGGAAGTGACGGAGGACAGTAGCAATTATTATTACACGTTCAACAATGCGGCAGGTGCGGAGAGTGGCAAGGCATTAAAGGACGTAACAATGGCTCATATCAATGACTTCGTAAAGAACAAGGCTTGGGATAGAGGGAAATTCGCACATCCTTTCTTCGTGCGCTATGCATTCCGCTTGTATGACGGAACTCTTATCAAACACTCAGCACCTATCTTTATGCAAGCGGGGGGAACCTTCCCCTGTATCAAAGTGGGAATAAGCAATTACGGATATGAAGATGGAGACAGTCGGGCAAATCACTATATCAAAACTCGCGTGTATGGAATGGCTTTCGACCTAGATGTATCTATTCCTCGCAAGGAATTCCTCGGAGAAATTGCGGAAACGTGGAAAGACATCATTACCTCAGTGGACATTTTCGTTTCTGCACCAATCTACACCTACGAGGCAGACGGAGACCAAGAGAAATTCCAAATTCACGCATCCGATGACAGTTACAACCTATATTATTGGAACAATAAAAACAACTGCTGTGTTTGTAAATTTACACAACAGAACTTCCAAGACAACAAAGAACAAAAATATCAATTTCGGACATTTCAAGGCTTACGGAACGCTTTATTTGGTTACGTACACAAAGAAGGAATCGCTTTTCTTCTCCCCCCCCTAAAAAGTGAAGCGAAAATTAAAGAAGAAGTAGAGAACTGCGGCACGTTCTACCTACTTAAAAGCATAAAGCTAAAGGATTTGCAGAATTACGTTGGAAACCGCAAGAAGATAGAAATTGAAAGTAGCTATCTAGAAAGCCTAACAACGAGAGAGACGATGACCGATGACTTCTATAGCCACGAGAATATAATCGCTGGCAGTAGCTACGTTTACAATAAACGGCTAAACGTCAGCAACATCTCGAAAATAATGCAGAGTTGGTTCAACCCCTACTCGCTCATACAATACACCAACGGGTATCTCAAAATAGTTGACACAAAAGAAGCAGACGAGGATGGAAGGGAATTCTACGTAACAGAATACAAAGACGCCGATGGAAGTAAGTATGAAGAGGGAACATCGTGGGAACGTGGGACATACACTTATTGCTTCCATCTAAAAAAAAACGGGAAAGAAATAGTACTTCGCAACCCCGACACAACCGAAGCAACCGCATCGGGGGAAACAGACAGAACCAAGCCCACACTAGGGGACGGCTCACGCGGCTACAACGCACCGATTACTTACGTTTTCTATCCCGACCCCGATGCTTACCAAGTAGATATAAACTATAAAAACAGTGGCAGCGGTACAGTGAAGCTAGAACTAACGCAGCACCCCACTCTAAATGGAGCTTACTGCACGCAAGGAATAATAGATATGCGGAAAGCTACGGGGTATGTTCACAAGGAGAGTGATTTGGAAGACCGCACCTATAAACTATCTGCCACAGAGAGCTACGTGTCTGAAGTGGAAAATCCGTTTCTCTTTATTAGTAAGAATGTATATGATGCTACACAGACGGGACAGAATGCCGAGCAGATAGGTATGGTAGCAGCAGTAAAGGCTCTTTCGCAAGGGCAGTTCGGGCAGTTTCCTCTTTACAACTTCACCTCGCTAGGTGTTTGGGCGGTGTGTGTTGAGGATGACGGGACGTATAAATCCGTACAACCTGTAACACGAGATGTTTGCATCAATGCCGAGAGTATAACATCGCTAGACCAAGGCGTGCTATTCGCAACTACACGAGGACTTATATATCTTGAGGGCAGTGAGAGCGTTTGCATTTCTGATATTCTAAACGGAAAAGACACATACGATTTCTCGCAGTTGCCGCGAATAGACGATATAGCCAATACAGAAAGCCTAAATACGGAAAATATTAAATACTCGGACTTCATCACTTACATTAGCGAAGGTGGCTGCATCTATGACTATGCACATCAACGTATCTACGTCTATTCAAACGGAAAATATGCATACGTCTATTCGCTCAAAAGTAAAAAGTGGTGTACGATGCAGAGTACAATCAAAAACAATCTCACTTCTTACCCCAACGCATACGCCACACTCAATGACGGTAGCGTAGTAGATTTGACTAAGGACGCGGATAATGAGAATTACATAGGTTTCCTCGTTACTCGTCCATTTGTTCTTGACGCACCAACAGAGTTAAAGACGATAACAGAAATTATACAGCGTGGCTACTTCCGCGAGGGACACGTTAAGCAAGTACTCTATGGCTCGCGCGACTTCCAAAATTGGCACATCATCGCTTCATCCAAAGACCATTATCTGCGAGGCTTCAGTGGCACGCCCTATAAGTGCTTCCGCTTAGCTGTGCTTTGCACACTAGAAAAAGACGAGAGCCTAACGGGTTTTTCCGTAATCTATAATACCAAATATACCAATAGACTAAGATAAACTTCTTCGAAGCGATAATAAGAGAAAGCGGTAACGTCTTGACCAATGAGTTTAAGGATGCCGCTTTTTATATGGGCTATACGCTTTGCTATTTCGCAGGTTCTGACAACACTCGCAGCCGTTCTGCTATACTTCGCGAACTATCTGTCGTTGTTGTAAGGTCAACGGCTGTACTCTGCATTTTAGGGAAGCGGTACGTCATCAGTTTCTCGGCTATCATCAATCTATCACGAGGAGTAAGTTTAGAACTATTAAAGTCCTCGGAAAGACTATGTTCTGAGCCTTCACCCGATAAATAAGACGATAGGACATTATCAACATCTTCTATCTTAGCCTTTAATCCTCTCTCAATGGCTAAGGTACGTTTGTTCTTACTCCCGACCTTGCGCCCGCTTGGATTTCCGCTTTCTCCTTTTTTGTATGGCATTCGTTTATTGTTGTTTATAGTCAGTTTGCAGGACGCGACTGCAAATAAATAGATAAAAAAGCGAGACAAAGATACGTCTTTACCTTAGCGCACAAATAATAACAATTTACTTATATAACTATGTTTGGAGCATTAATAGGAGGAGCACTCTCAGCAGTAGGTTCTATTGCGGGCGGAATAAAAAGCGCGAGAGCTATTCGCAAAGCACGGAGAAATGTGCAAGTACAAGGCGAAAATAATGATAATTGGTATGCCAATCGTTATAATGAGGATGCAACGCAGCGTGCAGATGCACAGCGTCTATTAACAATGACAGAGGACGCAATCAAGAAGCGCAACCAAGCGGCAGCGGGAACGCGGGCAGTAATGGGCGGTACGGAAGCGAGCGTGGCTGCAACCAAAGGAGCGAACAACGAAGCCTATGCGAACGCAGTGTCAAAAATAGCAGCCGACGGCGAAGAGAGAAAGGACAAGATAGAAGAGACTTATATGCAGAGAAAGGACGCGCTAAATAACAAATTAGAAAGTTACGACATCAACAAAGCTAGCAATATAGCTTCTGCGATACAAGGTGTAGCAGGAGCAGCGGGGAATATCGCAAACGCCTTTTCAACTTCAACTTCAAAGAAAACTTCTGAATAGATATTTTATGGCAACCTCAACATACAACCTTATTTTAGGTAAAAACGTCCCAACGCAAGAAAATAAAAAGCCAGCAAACGTTTTTACTCCTGTACAAGCTCCAGAGCAGCAACCTACTGCACAACCGATTATTGTACAACAGCCTATTGTGCAGTCGCCACAACCGCAAGTTGCCGCACCCGCGACCGCTACCCAGCCACCGCGTGGCGGTATGACCGCAGCGCGTCTGAAAGGAGCAAACAATGCAACAAGCACCCTAGATGCGACCGCAGCTCAAACCGCGACCGCTACCCAGCCACCGCGTGGCGGTATGACCGCAGCGCGTCTGAAAAGTAAGGCTGAAAGCTATGAGGATATAATAAATAGGGTGTTGGGGGATAAAAAACCACAAACCGAAGAAGAGAAAAAGAAAGAAGCGAAAAGACGGAGAAGAGAAGCTATCATCAATGCAGTGGGAGACGGCGTGAGTGCGCTTGCTAATCTATACTTTACTACAAGGTATGCACCAAACGCTTACGACCCTAAGAATAGCTTGTCTGCAAAAGCAAAAGAACGTTGGGACAAACTTGATAACGATAGAAAAGAAAACGAAGAGAACTATCTGAACGCTTACTTAAAGGCAGTCAAAGCAGATAGAGATGACGAACGTGCAGACAGGCAGGAGGATAGAGACATTAGTTCCCTTAACCTTAAACTTGAATTAGCGCGAAATCAAGAAGCAAGGGACGCTGCCAAAGAGGAGCGTGATAAAGAATTATTTGATATTTACAAACAAAGAGCGAACGCAGCCCTAACCGCTGATGAAGCAGATGCCAAGATAAAGGCAGCTAAAGCCCGATTTGCAGATAAAGACGCGGAGCTAGACCACGAAGCAAAGGCACTTGGATTAAAAGCAGCAAAAATGGATTTTAATAGAGGTAGCTCACGCGGAAGTGGAGCAGGAAGCAGCAGCGGAGCAAGTGGAAGAAGCAGCAGCGGAGCAAGTGGAAGAAGCAGCAGCGGAGCAAGTGGAAGAAGCAGCAGCGGAGCAAGTGGAAGAAGAAAAAAATTTAATAGTGGGCATTCTGTAAGTATGTCAAATTGGAAAGATGATAACTATATTAGTGAGCTGTGGGATTTCTTGGGGTCAGAGGTTAACGATATAGATAAACAAAGGACTAAATATTATGTAACGGAAAATGGTAAAAGAGTAGCGAAGACTGCGCGGACGTATGGAACGGGTGCAAAAAAGCTTTGGGATGCCAAGAATAAAGAGTTGAGTAAGAAAGGAAACGCAACCCGCGCTGCGAACCTAAAACGCGCAGCAATAGAAGAGGTTTTGCACGGTCATTATGACGAGCACGTGGCTACTCTTTTAGGCAGCCAAATGGAAGAATTTGATAATAATTATGGAAGACAATGGGAGAGCAACTAGTTACAATATACAATATTAGGAGCGGAGCAAAAAAGCGTATAGGCAAAACAAGTGCGCAGAGACAGGTGCGCAGCGGGTTGTTCTCCTACAACCAAGCAGACACAGAGCCAGCAAAACGCGAAAAGGCGGAAGGGCAACGAACTGCGAACGCAGCAGCCGCCAGAGCAAGAAAGAAACCAACACAAGATTTTGGCATCACCCTTGCACGACCACCTTATGCAGCGACAAAAGAAAACACCGTAAAATATAGCGACCTCACAGCAGAAGGCAAACAGGCAGTTTTTGATAATTATTTCCCAGCGGTAGCGGAAGGAAGGCGTATGCCAGTAGAAATGACCTATAACGCTAACCGCAAAACGCCAAAGGACAAACGTACAGGCTCTAATCGCGTTCAGACAAAAATAGTTAACGGAACAGCGACCAAAGAGGAAAAGAAGAAAGCAAAGCTAGACACCGCACGCGCTCTGCAATCGAAAGACTACTACGACCGTATGGCACAGCTGCAAGACGCAGGACTGCCTGATGATGACGATGATAGAGCCGTAACTTCTGTTTATAGACCGAAAGACGTTGCGAAAAACACAAAGACCCACGTACAGAAAGGTGTGAAGATTAACCGCGAGTACGACCCCGTAACAAATGAATATGTAACTACTTACGAGGGAAGCCCATCGGGAATAAAGCATCGCAATCGTGCCGATGCCGACTTAGAACACGTACAGTACGAAGATTATCTGGAAAAGCAAAAGGCGATAAAGGAACGTCTAGAAGATGCGTATAAGGAGAGAGAGCGATTAGAGAAGCTAAAAGACGAGAGAGGTAGAAAATTAGAAGCAACGGCATCATCTACGCCTAATTATGGATTTGCCACAGGCGTGTCGGGTGGTTTGGGACTTACTTCATCCGTCTCAAACCTGAACGCTAGGAATAATGATGCATACTATCAGACCTTAGTTGCGTCAGAAGAAAAAAATAATAGCACTATACGCGAACTCGAAGCTCTGCGAGACGGTGGCGGAGCGTGGAAAGGGTTTAAGAACACGCTAAACTTAAGTAATTGGGACTTCGGTTTTACCGATTTAGGCGTAGCTGCAACTCTTTCGCGTATTAAGGATAAGACGGAACGTGGGGAAGAATTAACAAGCGAAGAGAAAGCACTACTCGTAAACACAGTAAATGCGAATGTCTCCGAGCAAGAAGCAGCCGATAGATTAGGAGGTTGGTACAGAGCAGGAAAGATAACAGGGCAATCCTTGCCTTTTTCTGCACAGTTTGCATTAGCTATGGCTACAGGCGGCACAAGTGGACTTATTTCATTTACTTCAAAAGCCGCAACAAAAGGAGCAACAAGATTTTTTGGGGACGCAGTAGGGAAAGCATTTCTTAAGCAGACAGCAAGAGAAATTGTGCGCACAACGGGAAGAGGGCTTAGCAAGGCAGCTGGTACAGCCGCAGGTGAAATCGCTGCAAGTGCGGCTATTGCAACAACGACAGGAGCAGGAACGACCGCTGCCGATGTAATTAACCGCCACAGCGGGCAAGTCGTACAAGATGAGAGCGGCAATTACAGGTTTGATGGGGGAGAAAATTGGGGGAAAGCCATATATAAGGGTATAGCAAATGCTACAATAGAGAACTACACAGAAATGCTAGGCGAGCATATCCCGGGTTTAGGCAAGTTGCTAGGAAGAACTAAACTAGGGAGAGCTGTAGCTGCAAGTAATTGGGTAGATAGTAAAGCCGCAAGAGCTATATGGAGAGGGACTAAGAAAGCGTCTAGGCTGACGGGAGTACAAGGACTTTCGCAAGAAATAATTGAAGAAGAGATAAACATCCCGCTAAACGCACTATTTGTTGGCGACAACAAGATGAGCGACCTATTGGATAAGCGCACGCAGCTTGATATTATAGGTGGCATTTCTCTATCTGTTGGAGCAACACATCTAGTAACATCCTTACCTGTCGGAGTGCAATATGTAAACGCTAATCGCAAATTAAAGCGAGCAGATAAACTCGGCGAGACAAATTTCAATGGCAGAGCAGCGGGAGATGATTATGATGGAATTGACGAGGAGACATTAAGAGCAGCAGGCGTAACAGGAGGTAGCAGGGAGAGCTGGAGCGACATTAAAGGCAGATTGGACGAAGCAACTAACGATGAAATTGCAGGCGTAGTTAACGACATACTCTCAGACTACACGCTAACACATCCTCAACAAGAAGCTGTATTCAATTACTATCAATGCTTGATGCAGTTTCGCGGTTTCAACCAAGCAGCAGAAGAGAAAAGCAAAGAGGGGGATGTTAGCGGAGCGGAAGCATCACACGCAAATGCTTACATTCAAGGACACGAAGCCCTTACACCAAGACAAAAAAAAGACATACAAAAGCGTTACGAGTATGCAGAAAACGAAGTAAGGAAGTTGTTAGGGGTAGAGGACGGTTCTCCAATCGGGGATATTACGACCGAGCAGATGCAAGCAATCCTAACTGACTCCAAGCGCAAGAAAAAAGAAAAGCAGACTATCTTGGACTACTTCAACAGCAAAGCCGCTTATGACGGAATGATAAAGGGAGCGCAAGACCGCGTTGAAGATGCAGTCTCCGAAGTAGATAGCCAAGTGCAACAGCGCGTACATAAATCTGACGGAGCAATACATTCTGCAACGCTCAAACAAGGCGACCGCAAGGTCTATATCATCAGCGGAAACGTGCAGATGCTTGATGATGGCTCTAAGGTTGACAGAGAGCATTCAGATAGCTATATTGTAGTTCGCGATGCACAGACGGAGGAACTAGAGAGTGTAGCTCCCGAACAGATACTTTCAGTTGATGATGCTGTTGATGCGGAGGAAGAGCGTGAAAATGCGGTTAATGCTATTAAGGAAGAATACGCAAGAAGAGAAGCGAACGCGATAGATGGTACACTGACTTTTGAAAAAGGAGACGAGTACAACATTATAGACGGAGCGGGGCAACCGCACACCGTGCGTGTCGTAGGACAATTCCAAGAGGGAGTAATGCAACAGGACGCGCAGGGCAATGTGATAGCCGACCCCGTGCTAGTAATTGTTGACGGAGTAGGACAGCAAGTCATATCCAAAGCCGCCTTACAACAGATGAGCGATGCCGAGACACTTTCACGTCTAAACGCAAGTATAGAGGAACGTATCAAGGCGCAAGAAATACAAAATCAGCAAGGCACTGCGATAGAGGAGGAACAGCAAGCACAAGTCGCAGCATATCCTTTCGCTGTCAATGACGAGATAGAAGTACAAAATCAGCAAGGCACACGGAAAGGAATTGTAATAGAGCATACAGATGACGGCGTTACCGTTGAGTGGATAGACGAACAAGACAATCCCGTAGGTGTGCAGCAATATACCCCCGAAGAGTTACAAAGTCTCGTTATTTCCTACAATGAAACGCAGAAAGAGACACAGGGGGAAAGTGGCGGCGAGGGGCAAACAGCCACACAGTCCGCTATGCCAATGGTGAAAGACCGCAGAGGGAAAGAAACGGAGCAGCCAGATTACTATGCTGTAACACCACAGCGCACGCACTCCTATCTATATAACGAAAGCGACATTCCACGCGAAGCAGCTGACCAAATAGTTGCAGGCAATCTTAAAAAGGCTCAAAAGACACTCAAAGCAGCGCAAGCCAAGAAACCACAAACAGCCCTTTCGCCCGCAGAATACAAGCGTAACCAAGAAGCATACGACCAAGCTGTAAACGCAGCACTAGCAGAGGTTGACTATTGGAACGCTGTAAAAGCGGAGCAAGATAATATTCTCGTTACCGAACGCAGGCAGAGCGACGAAGAGAATATGCGCAAGGCTGAAGAGGAAAAAGCACGCAAAGAAGCAGAAGAGCAAGCACGCAAAGAAGCAGAGGAGCAAGCCCGCATAGAGCGCGAGCGGCTAAACGGCGTTCCCGACGTGGTGAACGACAAGCCCGCCGATGCCCGCGCACGTGGTTTCCGCAGCGTGAACGGCTATCAAGTGAAGCGGCAAGAAAACACTACGGGCGTTGTCGGACGCGAAGCAACCGTTAAGTTCTCGGATAAAGACACAAAGCAGGGACGCATCAAAGTGATAGAAGCTGATGAGTTGCAGCCCAGCCACGTAAACGGACAGCGCAACGCACAGTTCTTTATAGATGAAGCACAACCCAAAGACCGCACCGATGCCGTCAGCACAATGGCAGCGGCGAAGATAGCCGCCAACCTTAACCCCGAAGAGATAACGGGCGATGGCAGTGCCTACCAATTCTCCGCGCCGACCACGAACACACGCGGCGAGGTGGTGCAGGGCAACAACCGCAGCGAAGCCCTAAAATTGATGTGGTCATCGTCCGCCTTCAAGCCCGCACAGGATGCCTATAAGCAATACTTGACCGACCACGCCGAGGAATTTGGCTTAGACGCGGCGCAAATTGCGGCGATGAAAGCCCCCGTAATGGTCAACGAGATAGACGTGAGCGACGACGAGGCCATCCGTCTTGGGCAGCTCACGGCGAAGAACATAGAGAGTGGCGGCGTAGAGCGCATAGACCCCGTGACCACAGCCCGCACACTCGGCAGCAATGTGGGCGGTTTTGCCCGCGTATTGCTGCAAAGCGACGATGAGAATGCCAGCATTAGCGATGTCCTCGTGCAGAACGGCACGCAGGCACTTAAATATCTCCACGCAAAAGGAGCTATCAGCGACACGCAATATCGAAGCGCGTTCGACAGCAAGGGAAACATCACGGCAGAAGCCAAGCAAGACCTACAGAACATTTTGAAGAATACGCTCTTTGAGGGCGGCGTGAGCGACCTACCCGCAATGTTCGCCGCTATGCCCGCAAAGGCGCAAAAGGCGTTGCTCTCCACCTTTATGCGCGACTTCGACAGCGCGGAGAGCGAACGTATCTTGCCCGAAATACAGGACGCTATCACCGTGTGGGCAGAGGCAGCAAGCACCGTCCCCGAATTTAAGGTCGCAAAGAGCTACGAAGAAGCGAAGCAGGCAATGCGTGCCTACACAACGCAATTCCAAATGATGAACGGCGAGAGCGTGTTGCCTGCCGAGCAATTTAGTAACTTTGCCATCGAGCTTGCCTGCCGCCTACAGGGGCAGACGATGAGCGAGACGCAGCAGCAGCTTGGCGACTTCTTCGACCTCGTGCAGGGCAAGAGTGCCAACCTCTTCAACCAAGAGGAAGCAGGCGTGATGCACACCGCCGTGGAAGCCATACGGCAGGTATATGGAATAGGCTATAAACAAGGAAAACGACAAAGCAATGGACAAGAACGAAGCCATACTGTGGCTCGCAACAGCACGCAGAGCCAAGCAGGGAGACAGGGAAGCAGCGGAGACACTGCAAGCGGAGAACCGACTACGCAAGGAGCAGGGACTGCCCAGCGTGGAGGAGGAACTGCAAGCGATAGTGAGCAGGGGCAGCAGACCGAAGCACGAAGCGATGACGGACGAGGAAGTGGCGTACTATCTGCAACACGGGAAAATAGTGTATCGCAGAGAGAAGAAGTAGATGAGAACGGACGACCATTTATTAAAGCCGAAGACGGAACTACTATCTTTGGTGAGATACGCAATGATAGCGGATTAACGCCCGCGCCTATCAAATTAAGCGAGGGCTATCAAGATGAAGAGGGCAAGGGCTACGGACTTGCCCATATAGAAGCAAAGCACGGAGATGAAATCCGGAATGCAGGGTTTGCATCCGTGGAAGAATTTGTCTCTTACGTTGCAAAGAACTACGATGAGGACAACATCCGTTTTGGTAAACGCAGGGACAATGGCTCTCCCACATTCTTAATACAAATCACCGACACGCACGACAATACGCTGTTCATTGAACTTTCAAAGGAAGGTACGTATTGGAACGTAAACAGCGCAGGAGTATTCCGTAAGGGGTATTCTAATAAAAAAGAAACGGTCGCCAAGACCGAACCTCAGCAACCGAACAATGCCGTTTCGACTGGCTCTTCGCTTTCTGAAAGTGGGGAGGGCGGCATTACACCTTCAGAACCCAACGGTAAGCCAACCGTTTCTGACGGCAAAGTTACGGAAAGTTCCAAAACGGAGCAAGAAAATGGCGGAAAAACTGTAATAGACAAGTATCAGGAATATCTTGACGGCATTGAGGTGGAGAAAGGAAAGCTCCCAAAAGGCGTGAAGTGGACGGATGGTGTCGAAAAAAAGACGAAAGGCGGTAAGCACAGCAATGCGGAGACCGTAGGTGCGGTGTTTGTGGGCAATGACCTATACGTACGCAAAAAATATGCAACAGACCAAACGATTGTTGTCAAGAACGCCACTTCGCTCAATGCCAACGATGTGGTAGCAAAATTTGATATCGATGCAGGGGACGTTGTGTCTCCACTTTTATCGGACGCAATCTTTGAGGTGTACCAAAAGGCAGGGTTGCCAATTAACAATAACGGCGTACACCTACGCCCGCTGATGCCTACCACAAAGGAAGCGGGGACGAGAGAAACGAAAGAGCCGACTGAAACGGAGGGCGTTCCCGAAAAACCGCAGATAAAAGAGGGTGAAAGCCCGATAGAGTATGCGGCGCGCGTGGCAGAGTGGCAGAACGTGAAAGACTGCATAGACGCGGGTGTGGCTTACAGTGAGGAATTTGATGACTTGAAGCGGCGCATTAAGGAGATAGCCCGAGAAGACGATGAAGGAAAAGATATAGTAGAGCGAGAAAAAGAAAGGAATGCCCGCCTTGCAGAGCTGTATGCCGACTACCGAGCAAAACACGGCGAGAGCGGCAGAATGGCTGAATACCGCGAAGCCGCAAACAAAGTGTTCGAGGACTACTACCAAAAGGCAAAAGCGAACCTTGAAGCGCAAGACACCCAAAAGCTGATGCGCGAAGCCCCCGACAAGATACTTCGCGGCAACATCGAAATGTGGGAGAACGCCGAGGAGAATGCGGACGGGGTTGTTGATAAAGACATAGCACTCTTTATTACGGGCGAATACCGCGAACCGAGCATAAATAGTGGGCTAACAAATACTCTCATTGGCGATGAGGCAAGACTTAAAGCCAAACGCGATGCTCTACCTGAACGTGCAAAGGCAGAACTTGCACGGAGGGAGAAACATCCGCAGAAGCAGAAAGAAGCAGCAGAGCAAGATTACAAGGAGAAAACTTTGTGGATGAAAATGCGCCCTGACGGCTCTGCCATTTACGCCTACATTGCAGCTAGGAGTGGTGGTATGCTTGACGTACGCTTCTTTTGGGGGGACAGCGAGAGCGATGGCGAAGCAAAGAAGATGACCATAGACGAGCTGCGAAACACCTTTGGCGGCAAACAAGTAGAAGTGGGCAGTGCAGCACTCCCCGCAACGCAAGTACCCAAAATAGAGAACTACATAAAGAGATATGGGAAAAAGAGACTGCGCGAAAGCCTTAAACAGACAGCTACAAATGGTACTAAGCCCGTAGCAACCGAAGGGCAAGCTTCCGACCCAGCAGAGCAGCTACGAACGGTGGGCTACACCATAGAACACCGCAAGGACACACGAGATAACAGCGACCTGTACGCCGTAAAGTTTGACGCTCGTGTGAGCCGCGAGGAGTTTAGCGGGCAACGTGCGATAGCAAAGCGATTAGGCGGCTATTGGTCTAACTTTGGCAAAAAAGGTTTTCTCTTCAAGACGGAAGAGGCAGCACAAGACTTTGCTGAAACCGTCATGGGACGAAGCAAGGCAGAAGTGGAGGACGAAGCACCACTTTCGCTTGCAGATATGCAACAGAAGAATGAGGGTGCAAGCGAGGATGCAAGCAAACCTGCAAGCGAACAGCAACAGACCGAAACGCAGAAGCCAGTAAATCCAAGTGGTAACAAGCTCGTGACCGATGAAAGGTATGCCGAGTTGCGTGAACGTATGCGCAAGAAGATGTTGGGGCAGATGAATATGGGCATTGACCCCGAAATACTTGCCATAGGCACAGAAATGGCTGTGTACCATATAGAGAAAGGTGCGAGGAGATTTGTTGACTATGCAAAGGCGATGATTGCCGACCTTGGCGATGCCATACGTCCATACCTCAAGGCGTTCTATAATGGCGCAAGGGACTTGCCCGAAATGGAGGCTTTTGGACTGTCAAAGGAAATGACACCCTACGATGAGGTTGCGAGTGTTGACATCGCCAACTTTGACAAGCAGGGCGCAAAAGACCTCATGGCAACGGCGGAGAATATCGTAAAAGAGCAAGAGGTGTCGCAGCAAGCCGAGGAAGCGGAAGAGAAACTCCGTGCAGAACGGGGTGCAGCCCGCAAGGCAGCGCAAGAAAAGATTGAAGCCGAGGCAAAACGCCGTGGCTTGAAGCGTGGCGACAAAGTTCTGTACAAGCGATATGACGGAAGGGGGGAATGGGAAGAAGCCACCATTACAGACTTTGGCGGTGGTGTTGATGTAACGCTTGACACTGGCAATGCCCCTGTGATGTATGAGGCGGCAGAGTTCGACCAAGTGAAACCGATAGAAGCGAAAGAGCCGAAAGAAACGAAGAAAAAAGAAAAGTCCGTTTCCGCCAGCAGTAGTGACATTGAAACGAAACCCGTAGGCAAGAGGAATGGCACAGCTACTCCTCAAAGCGGACTTTCCGAGGGCAAAGGTAACAAAAAAGTTGGAGGCAATAGGGCGAAAGCAGGAAAACCCGTATCTTCGCCCACAGAACCGTCATTATTTGACAATGTAGAACCGCAAAACGACAAAGACAATGGATTACAACGAGTTTATGAGTTACGCTCCGAAAGATTGTCAGCCGACAAGACTAACACAGAGCAGCCTGTTGGAGAACACGGCGCGGATGTTATACAAGAAGGAGTGGGACGAGCTGACGGAAGAAGAGATGAAGAGGTGCAGGGAGTACCTGAAGGAAGCTCCAGCACTCGACGACCCGTTGGACGCTTACAGGGGTTAGAGCAACCCAAGAACACACACAACAACCACGCGGAGCGCGGCACGGACTATGCACCGCGTGGTGAGAATGCACGTATCGAAGCCAACATTAAAGCTATCGAGACGATGCAGCGACTTATCGAGAGCGGCGAGAGGGCCACTCCCGAAGATATGGCTGTGCTTCGCCGTTTCAGTGGTTGGGGCGGGTTAGATAGTGCATTCAACGAAGGCGGGGCATTCAGCCAAGCATCGCCATACAATGCCAAGTTAAGGCAGCTCCTCACCCCCGAACAGTACGAATCTGCCAATATGAGCCGCAACAGCGCGTACTACACCCCTGCGGAGGTGATAGATGCGATGTGGGACGTAGCGCGAGCCATGGGCTTCAAGGGCGGCAAGGTGTTGGAGGGCAGCGCAGGCATTGGCAACATCTTGGGGCTTATGCCTACCGAGATGAGTGAGCGCAGCGACATCCACGCCGTGGAGAAAGACGATGTGACGGGGCAAATACTCTCACTCCTCTATCCCGATGCAAAGGTAGATGTACAAGGCTTTGAGAAAACACAGATACCCAACGGCAGCGTTGACCTTGCCATCACCAACGTTCCCTTTGTCACAAGGCTGCACGCCTTCGATGAGACAGGCGACAAAGACTTATCGCGCAAGTTCGCCAACATCCACGACTTCTGCATAGCCAAGAATGTGCGGAAGTTGCGTCAGGGCGGCATAGGCATATTCATTTCCAGCAGTGGCACACTTGACTCCACAAAGCTGCGCGGGTGGCTCACGAGCAATGGAGGCGCCGATGTAGTAGGCGCATTCCGTCTGAACAACAAGACCTTTGGCGGCACAAGGGCGACTTCTGACATCATTGTCGTGCGCAAGCGTGTGAACGGCAAGAAGAGTGTGGGCGCCATTGATGTAAGCGGCACGGGCGTACTCCGTGTTGTCAAATATGACAATGGCGAGGGAAAGAAAGACAGCGTAAAAGACCTTGCCCTAAGTTTCAACAAATACTTTGTAGAGCATCCCGAAAATATGGCGGGAGAAATGGCTTTTGCTTTTGAGAAAGGCGAGACGTTTCGTGCGACGAGCAAAGCCCTTTACCCGACAGAGGGCAAAGACCAGTCGCAGATGCTTAAAGATTGGGCGAAGCAGTTTGCCAATATGGACTGGGAAGCAGCGGAGGCCAAGACAGAGAACGCCCAGCCCATCTATGAGGACTTAGGCGAGGGCATCAAGGAGGGCAGTATGCTCCTTGATAAGAATGGCACGCTCTGCATAGCGCGTGAGGGTGCAGCTGTCCCCTTGCTCGTAAATAGTAGTAAAGTAAAAGGACACACTAAGGCTGAATGCTTTAACGACTACAAGGCTATACAGGACGCTTTGGAGGAAGTGTTGCAATATCAGACCGAGCATGAGGACGACAAAGGCTTACAGCCGCTTCTGAAGAAGCTAAACAAAGCGTATGACGACTTTGTCAGCACCTACGGACATCTGAACAAGAACACCGCCATAAGTTTTCTTCGTAGCGACATAGACTTCGCGAGCATTGCCGCCTTAGAGAAAGTGAAATACCACGATGACGAACACCACAAGCGCATAGCCGACTACAAGAAAGCGGAGGTGTTTTCACACCGTGTGGTAGAGAAAGAGACCGTGCCCACGCCAAAGAACGTGCGAGACGGCGTTATAAGCTCTGTTTATCTTAATGGGAAGATAGATATACCCTATATCGCCGCGCAGCTTCAAAGGAATGCGGACGAAGTGCGGAAAGAAGTTCTTTCCGAGAAGTTAGGCTTTGAGAACCCTATAACACGCGAGATAGAAGTCTCCTACGAGTATCTTAGCGGCAATGTGCGCGAGAAGTTAGAGCAAGCACGTGCGGTTAACACCGACGGGCGTTATGACAGCAACATCCGAGAACTCGAAACGAAAGTGCCGTTTGATATACCTGCGCACCTTATAGAGTTCACATTAGGCTCTACGTTCTTAGAGCCGAGGCACTATGCCGACTACATAAAAGACCGCACCGATGCCGATGTCTCGCTCACGAATACAGGTGGTATGTGGGTGATGAAGCTAAGCAACGAGTTTAGCGCAGAACGGAGCGAAAAAAACAGGGCATTAGGCGTATGGAGCGATAAATGCTCGAAGTGGATATACGGTCATCAGCTTATAGAAGCCGCCATTCAGAACAAGACGATAAGCGTCACGAAGAGTATCAAGCACTATGACGGAAAGACCGAGACCATAAAGGATAAAGATGCCACTCTCGCTTGTACGCAAAAGATAGGAGAGATACGCACCGACTTCAAGGACTGGATGCGTCAGCGCATACAGAACGACACAGAGCTTGCGCAGCGCATAGAGAAAGAATATAACGAACGGTTCAACGCCTTTGTGCCAAAGGAGATAGACAAAAAGTTTATCCCTGGGCACTTTGCAGGGCAAATAACAAAGCTGAATGGCAAGGACTTCCATCTTTACGACTACCAAGCCAAAGCCGCCATACTCGCCACTATGCAGCCCACGCTCTTTGCCCACGAGGTAGGAGCGGGCAAGACCTATACCCTTATCACCACGGCAATGGAGATGCGCCGACTTGGTACGGCACACAAGCCTATGATAGTCGTACAAAATGCCACAGTGGGGCAGTTTGTGGAAAGCGCAAAGGAGCTATACCCTGGTGCAAAGGTACTCGCCCTTGAAGATGCAGACCGCACAAAGGAGGGGCGTAAGAACTTTTACGCCAAGATACGCTACAACGATTGGGACATGATAGTCATTCCGCAATCGGTATTTGAGCGCATTCCCGACAGTCCAGAGCGCGAAGCACGCTTCAAGCAAGAGAAGATAGAGGAAACGATGCACGTGCTTGAACAGATGCGGGAAGCACGCGGTCGTAGCAGAAAGAAGAGCCTACAAGAAAGCCGTACAGAGAAAGAGCTTGCTAACCTACAAGCAGAATTAAACGACATTCTTGCAGGGACACTATCAAAGAACCCCGATGGAACGTTTAAGGATAAGACAGGCAAAGACAAGAAGCGCGAAGCAAAGGCGAGAGAGAATGCCGTTGCAAGAGCCGCAGAGATGCTCGACCGAGAGACCGATGACACATTGGACTTTGACGATATGGGCATAGATGCCTTGCTTATTGACGAAGCACACGAGTACAAGCATTTAGGTTTCCGCACGGCAACGCAGCGCGGTGTGAAAGGCGTTGATAGCTCGTATAGCAAGAAATCGCAAGGCGTTTATCTGAAGACGCAAGCCGTATTGGAGAACACAGGCGGCAAGAACGTGGTGTTTGCCACAGGTACGCCCATCAGCAACACTGCCGCCGAGGTGTGGACGTTTATGCGTTACCTCGTTCCCGCCGATACGATGAAAGCGTATGACATCTATTATTTTGATGACTTCGTTCGCAACTTCGGTCTGATAGAGCAAAGGCTCGAATTTAATGCAAGTGGCAGTTATAAGGAAGTCAGCCGTTTTTCGGGATATGTAAACCTACCCGAACTCGTGCGTATTTGGACGAGTATTGCCGACACCGTCCGCACCGATGAGGTAGAAGACCTAAAGGAGAAAATTCCCGAGATGGAGGACGGGAAGCCGCAAGATGTGTTCTTGCCGCAGACCCCCACACTTCGCGGTGTGATGAAAACGGTGCGCGAGATGCTTGCCGACTACGAGAGGATGAGCGGCATGGAGAAGAAAGAGAACAGCCACATACCGCTCACTGCATACGGCATCGCCAAAGCCGCCGCCGTAGATGCCCGTCTTGTCGTTGATGATGCTCCCGACGAAGCCAACAGCAAAACCAACGAGACGGTGAGACAGACCTTGCGCAGCCTTGAAGAGACGAAAGACTATAACGGGACGATTGCCATATTTTCAGACAACTACCAAAACAAAGCAAGCGGCTTCAACCTGTATGAGGACATCAAGAAAAAGCTGATAGCGGCAGGTGTCCCCGAAAGTCAGATAGTCATAATGAAGCCTGGAATGGGTATCAAGTCGAAGCTCGAAATCTTCGACAAGGTGAACAGCGGCGAAGTGCGTGTGATTATGGGTAGCACCTTTACGCTTGGCACGGGTGTGAACATACAGGAACGCCTGCACACCCTTATCCACGTTGATGCTCCTGTGCGACCAATGGACTACACGCAGCGCAATGGGCGTATCTTGCGACAGGGTAATATGCACAAGGAATGGGGTAAGCCCGTGCGCGTGCTTCGTTTCGGCGTGGAGGACAGCCTTGACGTAACCGCCTACGACCGCTTAAAGACGAAACAGAAGATAGCCGACAGTGTGATGAGTGGCAGGAAACTGTTGGATAACGCCTTTGAAAATCGCGTCTTGGAAGAAGAGGACGACATCTTTGGCGATATTACAGCACAGCTATCGGGCAGTCAGTACGCACTTCTCAAAAATCAAATGGAGAAAGAGGTGCGGAAACTTACCACCCGCAAGGAACAGTGGCAAGCACAGCAGACCTACATCCACAACCAGCGTCCGAAGCTACAGGGGCTTATCAAGGCCGCAGAGGAGAGAAAGGCGACAGCAGAGGAAGCACTGAAAAAGGTGGAAGCCGTAACAGACCGCACTATCACCGTAGCAGGACAGCGGTTCAGCGGTGTGGAAGAGATGGGCGACTACATCAAAGAATTCAACAAGAAGCAACGCGAGACGCAGGAGCAAGTGCGCAAATCCTATGATTATAATGCACGGCAGACGCGAAACCTCACGGTGAACGTTGGCGGCATAGACTTCATTATCAAGAGCGAGATAAGCAAGGAACAACGCAGGGAGAAAGGGCAGCTATCGATTGCATTTTACGCAAGTACGAAGATGACCTACGATTGCCCTACGCTCGGTTTGGAGGACGTACCTGTGAAAGGTCAGCAGATACGCGCCGCTCTTGACGACATCACAGAGAACGTGATGAGCGGTGACGATATGCGCGAACGAATAGAAGCTGCCGAGGCGAGCAAAGAGCGTAACGCGAAAGAACTCGAAACGCTCAGTAAGAATGATGGCAAACCGTTCGCAGATGCAGAGAAACTCGAAACGGCAAAGGCAAAGCTCGAAGAATACACCGAGAAGATGAAAGAAGAGCTTGCCGAGAAAGAAGCCAAGTATGCCAAGATGGACAGCGAGGTGGAAGCCGTCAAAGTCCACGAAGCCGCCGAGGTGGAGGACGAAGACACCGCCACGGGAGAGGGCGAGAGGGCGCAAAAGAGTGTGGGCGACACTATGCAGCCCACAGAAGAGCAGCGCGAGCAGGGCGCAGCCCTCGTGGAGATTGTAAAAGAGGCGGGCTTGCCTGTAAGTATGGACGTGGAGGAAATGCGCAACGCCTTGTTGGAGGGGGATGCGCAGTATCACGCGCAAATATCTTCACTAGGAAAGGCGGCAAAGACCATAAAGGAATGGCTCGCAGGCGGCAGTCGTGGTAAGACTTTCACCATAGAGCTGCCCGAAAGCACGCAGCGGAAAGTAAGGCAAGTCATGGGGCGCGACTTCGACAGCCACAACATCACGGCAAACGGCGTGGCTCACGCAAAGAGAAACCACGGCGAGCAAGGAACGAAGCTGACAGACGAAAGCATACCACTCCGCGATGAGGACTTTGAGCTTATACCCTACATAATGACCGCTCCCGACCGTGTGGAGAAAGGCAGCACGGACGCAAGCGGCAGGGAAAGCGTGCGTTTCTACAAGACGCTTTCCAACGGTTATGTGGTGGTAGTGGAGAAAGAGTACAAAAACAGCCCAGATGATATGGAAACCATAACAATGTGGGCTGAAAAGTCATCTGCGGCTACCAATGCTCGTTCTGAAAAGAACGCCCCTGATACACTCGTCCGAAACGCTATCCGCAGCACCGACGCTGCAAAGGTGCGAAAAGACGCTGAAACCGCAATAGCTAATGACAGGTATTTGCAGAAAATGACCGTTTTTCACGGCTCGGCGCACTCCTTTGACCGCTTCGACCACTCGCACATGGGAGAGGGCGAGGGTGCGCAAGTCCACGGCTGGGGTACGTATGTAGCGGTGGACAAGAAGACGAGCAGAGGGTATGCGGAAGGCTTGTCCCCACGAAAAGCAACATATAAAGGCACATACGGTCTAAAAGAAATACAAGAATTTGGCATAGAGGGCAAGGAGTACTACGAATTGTATCCTATTGAGGGGATAATTGGATATATGGAGAGACACCCCTCTTGGTCTTTTGATGATGCTCAAGACCTCTTCATATCCCAAACGGAAAAATCAAGGTTGTATAGTCCAATCCTTAAAGAGAAAATAATAGAAGCGGCGAAGAATTTACAAAAAGAAGATTTCAAAACACAGGCAACTCGCAACCTCTACAGTGTGGAGATACCCGACAACAACGGGAGGAACTACTTGGAGGAAAGAAAGGCGTACAGCGGTGATGAAGTGCAAGAGTTGGCAGAGCGTCTTCTAAAAGCAGCCGAAACGGACAAAGAGCTTTTAGCGGGTAACAAAATTGCCGAGAAAATGTTAGGAGGCGGCTGGCAAGGGAAAGAGTTTTATGGAGGATTGACATACTGGTTGGGCAGCGACAAGGCAGCTTCGCAATTCCTCAACAAGGCAGGCTTCGCAGGCATCCATTACTTTGGCGGGCAGGACGGCGAGTGCTACGTCATCTTCAACGAAAAGGATATGAAGATAACGAGCCACGAGCAGTTCCTGCGGACGAAGGAGGGCGAGGTGTATGGCTTCGTGAAAGGCGGCAAAATGTACATTGACCCACGACTGCTCAACCCCAACACGCCCATCCACGAATACACGCACCTGTGGGACACCGCCTTACGGAAAGCACAACCCAAGCTGTGGGCGCGTGGCAAGGAGCTGATGAAACAGCTGCCCTTGTGGGAAGAGGTGAAGAACGACCACGCATATAAGGACATTGCCGAGGACGAAGACTTGCTTGCGAGCGAGGTACACAGCCGCCTGTCGGGAGCGGAGGGCGAGAGACTACTTGCCAAGATGACGGAGGAAGCGAAGAAGAAAGGCGCGATGGAATACGCCGAGAAGCTGACCCTTGCGCAGCGCATCAAGCAGTGGATGAAAGATGTTCTCAAATTCGTCCGCGATGCCTTTGCTCACAAGTGGGATAGAGGGGAGCTTGAAAGCGTAACGGTGGAGGAGTTTGCCCGTATGCCGATTAAGGACTTGATGCGTGGTTTCAATCCCACGGAAGCCGTCAAAGTCCACGAAGCCGAGCAGCCTTTGCGCACAGTGGCAGAGGGGGCGGCACGCAGCTTAGGGCTTAGTGAACGCGTGGAGGTGATAACCGACACGAGCGAGCTTCAGAACCCCAAAGACCGCAAGGCAAAGGGCTGGTACGACACGAAGACGGGACGGATAGCCATCGTTCTGCCCAACCATACGAGCGCAGAGGACGTGCGGCGCACCATTCTCCACGAGGGCGTGGCGCACTACGGACTGCGGCAGCTCTTTGGTGACCACTTCGATGAGTTCCTGCGAAAAGTGTACGAGGGCGTAGATGCTCCCACAAGAGAGCAGATTTCACGCGCGGCACTACGCGGCGGCTTCGACTTTGGCACTTCTACGGAGGAATACCTTGCGAGCCTTGCCGAGACCACGAATTTTGAGAAAGCGGGCAGCACGTGGCAGAAGATAAAGCACCTGTTCAAAGAGATGCTGCGGGGACTTGGCTTCGACATAAAGATAAGCGATGGCGAACTGCGCTATATCCTCTGGCGGAGTTATGAGAACTTGAAAGAACCCGACCACTACCGCAATGTATTTGCCCAAGCCGAGGACATTGCCACACAGCACCGTCTGAAAGTGGGCAAGTATGCCGTGCGGAGTGAAGAAACCGAGAGCAAGGTTGCAGATGGAGGGAAACTCTACCGCACCGATGCAGAGGAGCGCGACCGTGTATATATACTTGGCGACTATGAAAAGGCAGTGGCCAGCAGTTTGTACCAGTTCCAAGAAGCCATGCAGGACAGTATGCTTGGTTTGAAAACCCTTATGAATAAGATTTTGAAAGCAAGCGGACAAAAGGAAGCCGCAGACTTCGAGAATGCTTATATGGCAGAGAACGCGTTGAGCAGTAAAAACAAGGCAGAGGCTGACGCATACAAGAACCTTGTGATGAAGCCCTTGCTTGATGCCATTGCAGAATTGAAGAAAGAGGGTGCGACACAAGAGGAAATCACGGACTACATGATGGCCAAGCACGGACTGGAACGCAATGCTCTTATGGCGCAACGCGCGTTTGATGAGTACCAAAAGGCGCATCCGACAGGCCAAAAGACCCTTTCAGACTTCCTTGCCATAGACTATGCAGGACTGACCGCACTCACCAAAGAACCCGATGCGCCACTTGCGGCAGCGGAGGCGCAGCGAATGGTTGACGACTTCGAGAGCGGCCACGACACCACCGACTTGTGGGAAAAGACCAACGCAGCCACGAAAGCCACATTGTCAAAAATCTACGAAAGTGGATTGTTAAGCAAAGACCGTTACGAAGAAATAAGGGATATGTATGAGTATTATATTCCGCTTCGCGGTTGGGACGACACTACGAGTGATGAGGTGTATGGCTATCTCACGAGCAAGAACGGTGCTATGCGTGGCAGCATTATGAAGAAAGCCGAGGGACGCAGGAGCAAGGCCGATGACCCGATAGCCACCATCGCAGCAATGGCAGAGGCAGGCATATCGCAAGGCAACCGAAACATGATGAAGCAAAAATTCTTGAACTTTGCACTCAACCATCCAAGCGATGCGGTGAGCGTCAACGGTCTATGGTTGAAATATGATGATGTTACAGATGACTGGATACCATTGTTTGCTGACATAGACAAGGATGACGACGCAGCCACCGTGAAACGCAAGATTAACGACTTTGAGAACAAGTTGAAACAACTCGCAGAGCAGGAGCCGGACAAATACATGCATGGGAAAGACACCATTGGCATACCATACGTGGTGAAGCCCGGCAGCATCAGCGAGCATCAAGTGATAGTGCAGCGAGGAGGGCGCACCTATGTTCTCACCATCAACGGCAATCCGAGAGCGGCGCAAGCACTCAACGGACTTACCAACCCCAATGTAAAGATGGAGGGCGCAATCGGCGACATACTGAAAGCAGGAGATTACATCAACAGACAGATGAGCGCGTTCTACACCACACGCAATCCCAACTTCGTGGCGAGCAACTTCATTCGCGATGCGTTGTATGCCAACAGTATGGTATGGGTTAAGGAAAGCCCGAACTATGCCCTGCGTTTCCACAGGAACTTTGCGAAGTACAACCCGACCGTTGTAGGCTATCTTCTCAACAAGTACGAGAAAGGCACGCTTGACATGGGCAACAAGAAGGAACAGATGTTTTACCAGTTCATGATGAACGGAGGTGAGACAGGCTACACTGTGCAGCGCGACATTGAGGCACACAAGCGCACCGTGCGCAAGGAACTTGCCAAGCGCAACAGCCGCATACCTTTGAGAAAAGCATTCTCTTTGTTAGGCGAGCGTTTTGATGACTTGAACCGTTCTGTTGAGAACTGCGCTCGTTTCGCCGCATTTGCCACAAGCCGTGAAATGGGCAGGAGCGTGGAGAAATCCGTATGGGACGCAAAGGAGATAAGCGTGAACTTCAACAAGAAAGGCGCAGGGTCAAAGTTCCTCAATGCCACAGGGCAGACCAACCTCGGAAAGATTGGTGCTTTCGTGTCGGGTGGAGGACGCACAGGCTATGTGTTCTGGAATGCAGCGATACAAGGAACGTGCAATATTGGCAAAGGCATAGCCAAGCACCCTGCAAAAGGAACTGCCATGCTGGCCGCGACCTATCTGTTAGGCACACTCATACCATTGTTGGGCGGTGATGGTGACGGCGATGACGAGAAGAACTATTACAACCTGCCAGACTTTGTGCGCAGGAGCAACATCTGTTTCCGCATAGGCGACAAGTGGGTGACCATACCGTTGAGTGTTGAGCTTCGCACCATGTACGGACTTGGCGAATTGGCTACCAGTGTGATGACAGGCAACGAGAAATTGAGTGGCGGTGAGATAGCCAAGAAGATAGCCGAGCAGATTTCACAAGCCATGCCTCTTGACTTTATGGAGGGTGGCGGCGGACTGTCAGCAGCCATACCAAGCAGCGTGAAGCCTGTTGTGGAAGCCTACATCAATAAAGACTGGACGGGACTACCTATTTACAAGGACACTCCTTATGATGAGAATATGCCCAGTTGGACAAAGGCGTACAGCCGCACAAACCACAGTCTTATCAATTTGAGTAAGACACTCAATGAGTGGACTGGCGGCGATGACTACAAGAAAGGTTGGGCAGACCTCAATCCCGCAGTCATTGAACATCTGTTGGAGGGAGCATTCGGAGGTGTCAGCACCACTATCAACCAAATGCAGAAAACGGCAGAGACCATTTCGGGCGAGCGTGAGTTTGACTGGCGCAACATCCCGATAGCCTCTCGTGTGGTGAAAAACGCCGATGAGCGTACAAAGATGCGCAGTGTGAACGAGAAGTATTTCAAGTATCGCGATGAGTTCTACGAGACACAACGGTTGCTGAACAAATACGAGCACGCAGCCGATGAGGGTCTTATGGAATATGCCGAGAAACTTGACTTTTTGAACAACTCCAAGCAGATGCAACGTTTTGAGGTCATGGAAGATTATATTTACGACATAAGCGACTTGCAGGACGACATCAAGGAAGCCGAGGACGATACGGAGCGCGAAGAGCTGCAAGCCGAGCAAGACAGTCTCAAAGTTGAAATGGTGGAAGCCCTGCGGATGTTGGACGAATAGAAATAAATAAAACAGTCTGATGGACGCATTGGCTTAATTTTGCAGAAAACGTAATACAAGGATATGATGGCAGAGAAACTACACCCATTAAGCAGGGTGACACAGCCGAAGATAGAAATGGACACGGTGAAACGGTCGATGCGGTTTGACCGCCGCCGTGGCTTCGACGTGCTGTTACAGGCGCAGCAAGCGTGGGGCAATATGGGCAAGTTCCGCAAGGACAGGGAGCGCAACAAGCGTTACACATACGGTGACCAGTGGGGCGACTATGTTACTGTTGACTGCGAGGAGATGACCGAGGAGGAATACATCAAGATGCAGGGCAGCGTACCATTGAAGAACAACCTCATACGCCGTCTTGTGCGCAATGTGCTTGGTGTGTATCGCAGTCAGAGCAAGGAGCCGACCTGCACGGCACGCGACCGTGACGAGCAGAAACTGGGCGAAACGATGAGTACCATCCTGCAATGCAATATGCAGATGAACAGGATGAGCGAGGTGTATGCGCGTTCAATGGAGGAGTTTCTGATAAGTGGCTTTGTGGTACACCGCAAGTGGTTCGGCTGGAGAAATGACAAGTTGGACTGTTGGACGGACTATGTGCAGCCAAACAACTTTTTCATCGACAGCAATATGCGTGACTTCCGTGGTTGGGACGTGAGCTTACTTGGCGAAATACACGATGTAAGTTTCGAGAACGTGTGCGAGCAGTTCGCCGAAAGCCCCGAAGATTACAAGAAGCTCCGCGATATTTATGCTTCGGCACGCAACCGCGATTATATGAACCGCACGTATGAGGAGTTTGGTTATTCTCGTTTGCAGAACTACGACTTCTTGCTAACAAGCGACCCTTCTCGTTGTCGTGTGATAGAGGTATGGCGCAAGGAGAGTAAGCCGCGCTATCGTTGCCACGACTACAACAATGGTGATGTTTACAAGATAGACGAAGAGGACTACGAAGATATGGTAGAAGCGGTAAACGCTGACCGCATCCGTCAAGGAACAGAAGCAGGAATGCCCGAAGAAGAAATCCCGCTTATACAAGCTAAGTGGTTTGTGGACAACTATTGGTATTATTACTATCTTAGCCCATTTGGTGATATTCTTGCAGAGGGCGAAACGCCATACGAACACAAGGGAAATCCATACGTATTTAAGGCTTATCCTTTCATTGACGGAGAGATACACTCGTTCGTCTCTGACGTGATAGACCAACAACGCTATACCAATCGCCTTATTACGCTTTATGATTGGATAATGCGAGCTTCGGCAAAGGGTGTACTCCTTTTCCCAGAGGAATGTCTGCCCAATGGAATGAGCCTTGAGGATATTGCGGATGAATGGAGTAGGTTCAATGGTGTGATTGCCATTAAGACGAAGAATGGCGCAGCCCTGCCACAACAGATTTCAAACAACGCAACAAACATCGGCATTAGTGAGCTTCTGAACATACAGCTGAAGTTCTTTGAGGACATCAGCGGTGTGCAAGGGGCATTGCAAGGCAGACAGGTAGGCAGCAACGTGAGCGGCTCACTCTACAGTCAGCAGACACAGAATGCAACAATGTCTTTGCTTGATATGCTCGACTCTTATTCTCAATTCGTAATAGACGCTGCATATAAGGACGTGAAGAATATGCAGCAATACTACGACACGAAGCGAGTGTTCAACATTGCGGGCAAGAGCGGTGCGCAGATAGAGTATGACCCGAAGAAGATACGAGACATAGAGTTTGACTTGAGTATCACGGAAAGCACCAGCACCCCTGCATACAGACAGCTGGCAAACGAGTTCTTGATGCAGATATGGCAAAGCGGACAAATCAGTTTGCAGCAGTTGCTCGAACATGGCGATTTCCCATTTGCCGATGAGCTATTACAAAGTTTGCAAAGCCAGCAAGAGCAATTAGAACAAGGCACTATACCCGATGGACTTTCGTCTGAAATGCAGCAACAAGTGCAGCAAGGCACGAATATGAACGCGGTGAACAATGCCTACAATATGATAAAGGGATAGAATAAAACGGTCTCTAGTTGATTTACTCCTAGAGACCGTTTTATTGTAAACTCAAAAATTCTTCTTCCAAGAAAAATATTGCAGAAGTTTTTGTTCCCGCTCCTCATGTGTAATAGCTCCCGTTCCGTTTCGCAGTGGCGTGAAGTAGAAACATTCGCGTAGCAGGTCGAAGCAGGTTACGCCCGCAGCAATGTAGTGCTTACGTTTAAGAATGCGAAAGTTTTTGCGGTCTAACACGCACAGCTTCCCGTCTGTAGTAGCCATTACATACCAACGATGAGGAGATTGAAGATAGGCTTCATCAGCAAGCCTAATGGCTCTTTTTAGGATAATCCGCGCACGAAGTCTTTTTAAGAAATTCATAAGCCGAAGTTTTATTGTATGATGATAGAATGATTAAAGTGTTGCTTCTGAAACAGCTTTTTTCAAAACGAACTTGCTACCATCGTTACGTTTTCTTACACGGGGTAGTTCCATTTCGCGTAGGCAGATATGCAAACCTATGGCACGGGTCATCAGCAGGTCGTCGTGGTCGCCCGCTATTGCCCCAAAAGAGCCATTAGGTTTGCGTTCGTAAACCAATAGTTCGTGCAGGCAACGTTCATCGCGCTCTACATATAGCCCCTCGCGTACTACTTTTTTTAATGTAGAAATCACCATAGGCTTTGTTGCCACGTTGGTGTGGAAACCATATTTACGTGGTCGCCCCTCGCGTATATCTTCTTCTGACTGTTTGCGGGCATAGAGATTAGGATATACATCTTTGATAAGATTGAGGATAAAATGAGATTGGTCGCCGTCAACCTCTCGCTCGCGGTCGTGCGTTTCAAGCGTATTGCTTTCGATAACGAGCAGGGCATTGTCGTAGTAGGCAGCTATCTGTGCCGCACGCCACGCAAGCAAATCCATATCGGTGTGTCCGTACCATTGTGCCACTACAGAGGGCTTTCCACCGTCTATCATCATTACGCGGTCGAACACGCAGATGACAGACCAATCAGCCTTGTCAGAGTGTCCGCCAATATCCACCACTACAAGATAGCGGTCGGCAACCTCTTCTTCGGGGTCAAATTCGGGCAAAGCCCATACCCAAAGTTTGCCACGGCTATCCTCTGTGAAGCGTAAATCAGCGAGTGCGTCCTCCCCCTCGTCAGCTTTCCCATAAACATCTCCGACATATTTCGGAGGACGGCACGCAGGTTTAAGTCGTTCTACTTGGTAACGGTCGAACAGAGCGGTGTCTATATCGGTAAAAGCTTCTACATCGTCAGAGGGGTATTCGCTAGACATTTTCGTATGCGAAGAACGTCCGCGCCTTTCCTTGATGTACCAATTTATGGCTTCGAGTGTTGCCCCTTGTTCCCACAACCACCATAGATATTTTCCCGTCTCTTCGCGGTCGCTAGGAGCGTTTGAATTTTCTTTGTTGTTGTAGAGAGTTCTAGCAAACTCGGCTCTATCTTCGTCTTTCTCAAAAGGCAAAGACCATTGCGGAATATCAAACCAACGAATACACAAAGCTTCAAATTGGGAACGCCCAGCCTTAGCAGCTGTATATTCTTTATGGAAGAAGTTGCCAGTGCCTCGTGCGGTACTCTCATACACAATCATAGTGTAAGGTTTGAGCAAGACGCCAGAGCAAGCCGACTGCACAATATCTTCGGGTGATTTCCCATCCGTCTTTTTAAACAAACCCACCTCGGACAGATGCACTAGCGAGTAATCGCCACCACGACAACTATCGGGCTTCTCGGCAGAACCTATTTTGATTTTACACCCTCGCTGCGGCACGCGGTGTATAGCTCCCGAAGTACCCACGCCGACAAACTTTGCTTCAGTTTTGTTATAAGTTTCTCCGAGTTCGTGCAGAAGCCACACGGGGTAAGACTTAATAAGGCGGTCGTACATATCATATATTTCATCCGAAGCCTTGCTTTGCAGAGAAATAATAAGAGAATTAAGCCCACGGCGATGCAGCAGCTGCAGCCACGCCATATATACCTGTATGAGCGTAGAGCCTCCTAGCTGTCGCGCCTTTAAGATGAGTAAGCGGATAGGTTTATCCGCGAGCCTTGCACGCTCAAAGCGTTCTACTATCTGCCGTTGCGGAGGATTCAGACGCAGCAATACATCTTCGCCGCCATCCTTATTCTTGATATACACATACGCAGCCGCCCAAAATGGGAAATCATAAAGGCAGCGCAGCCTAATAAGTTGCTCGCTTACTTTCTCCTCTATTTCCTGCGCCGCTTTGCCTAAAAGATTAAATTCCTTTTTGACAAAAGTAGAGATGCTACCAGCCTTTGAAATCTTTTTAATTATGGGCAAGTAGAACATTTCCTTTGGGACAAATTGCGAGGGTATGCAAAAATCAGAAATATGCAATTCCACGCGCTCCCCGATGCTCCCATCCCCCGTAATAGGATTAAAGGGAGCGGTGAAGCGCGAGAGCCGCAACTCGTTTTCAGCTAAGATTTTTGTAAGCTCGTCATTCATCTCTTTCCACACACGTTAACTAACCATTCGCAGCAAAGCCCTATAGAAAAGCACCACAAATGAACTCCGCCGCTTACACAAGGCAGGAAGAACCCTACAACTAAATAAAAGAACATCCATTTCGACCAATAAAGTTTTCGCTTTACGTGAAATGTATTCATCCCCAACAATGCAAAACAAACTCCCGATAATCCGATTGTAGGCTCACTAGGTAACAAGAGCGATGGCTCACAAACCGCAATAATGTAAGCGAGAGCGATGCGCAGCGAGCCTATTCCGTAATAAAAAACCAAAACCCATAAGCACCACACATTCAATGCAGCGTGTAGCAGGGAAGTATGCATTAAGGGATAACGCAACCTTGCAAGGAGAGTGCAATTAGCGGATATTCCCTCACAACTTACAGGCAACAGGCTTAACAGTAATATCACACACCCTAGAAAGAGTATAATATATTTTGTTCTATTTCCTCTTATTTTTTGCATTTTATTACTTCTGTTCTTCCTTTTTCATCCTCCTGCACATTTTGTAAAAGATGATTTTTGCAGACTTTGGCGTAAGATAGAAACGTGGAGCTTGTTCGTTTACTACATTAGATACGGCAATTTGGAAAGGCAATCCCTCGTTATGCATTTTTTGTTTGACGCGCAAAGCGAGTTCTCTATACATTTCCCCTTTCTCTCCACGCATCTTAGATAATAGCTCTTCCATTTCTTCTTCTTGCACGCTGAACATTTTGGTTAACACAATACTAGCTCGTTCACAGCTAACCCAAAAACGCTTTGATGGCATATCCACTAAAGACTTAAAAACATCATCTACTACAATTATTTTTCTTGAACTTATTTGTTCACGCCACGCACGCAGTAAATCTGCGTCTCGCTCGACAGTATATTCAAATTTACTTCCTCTGTGTTTCATAGTTTTTTTTCTTCGCAAAGATACATCGCAAAAAAGTAAACAGATAAAAAGAATTCCGCTTTTTGCCCGTTAATTTCGCTCCCAAACAAAAAAATACTTCGTATATGGAACAGACAGGAAGCCAAGCAAGCAAAAGCAATAAAATGCGGGCTTATGAGCGATTGAAGGGGAAATATCCTAACGAGAACTTCGATGACGAAGAGACTTTCTACGGGAAAATAAACGATGATTTCGATGATTACGATGGTCAAATCAACGGTTATAAGGAACGCGAGAAGTCGTTGATAGATATGTTTAACGCCGACCCTCGGAGTGCCGCATTTCTCACGAGTTGGCATAAAGGGGAAGACCCCGCTGTGCAGCTCGTTCGTATGTTTGGTTCGGAAATCAGAGATGCGATTGACGACCCGGAGAAACAAGAGGAAATGGCTGCTGCCAACAAAAGTTTTTTAGAGCGTGTTGCTAAGAACAAGGAACTTGAGGAGCAATATCAAGAGAACATTGGGAAATCATTAGACACGCTTGATAAGTACCAAGAGGAGAATGGGCTTAGCGATGAGGAAACGGATGACATTATGGCTTTCCTAGCCAATGTGATTGGCGATGGTATTATAGGAAAGTTCTCTGAAGAAAGTATGGAAATGGCTCGCAAGGCTTTGACACACGATGCAGACGTTGCAAATGCAGACGTTGAGGGCGAGACACGTGGACGGAACGCACAAATAGAGGAACGTTTGCGTAAGAAAGAAAAAGGAGACGGCACGCCACAGCTTGTCGGACGCAATAGTGGTGGTGCAAGACGCAGAGCGATGCCTAATCTTGGCGCACTTGATAACTTCTCTGACAGCAACCAAACGATTTGGGAACGTGGCGGAGAGAAACGAATAAAGAACGATAGAAAATAAACAACTTAAAAACCAACAACAAAATGAAAAAGATGAAGAGAGGTATGAGCAAACTGCTAAGTCTTACGCTTAGCTTGATTGGGATGCTCGTAGGTGCGGGGAGCGGTGTACTTATGGCAGCTGCCACAGATTTGCCCGATGCGGGTAAGAGTAACAGTGGAACGGACGGACACCACGCAGGAAATCCCGAAGGTAAATTTAGCCCCAACGGAATTGCAACGGAGACGCAGGGACGTGAGGACGGCGACAGTGAGTTTTACACAAAGGACATAGACAAGCGCATTGTCAAAATCCGCCCAATGGCAACGCCTGTTGACCAAATCAGCCGTTATGCAAAGGCACAAAAGAGTGATAGCTTTGAGGTGAAGTATTACAGTGTCGGCACTCGTCCTATTTCTTGCACCACTACTAGTGCTGTCACTGCGCAGACTAGCGGGGCAAGTATTTCGCTACCCGTGGATGACGTAAATATGTTTACGCTTGATGACACCATTCGCGTAGTGGGAGTAAAGGGTAAGTATAACGACAAGGGCATTGCATACGATGCAGATGACGAGAACACCCCTGACCTCGTGCTATGTGTCTGTGGTAAGAATGATAGCACCAATATGCCAACGGTTTATGCTGTAAACGGAAATCTAGATGGAAACAAGCAAGCCATCTTTGTTCCTGCCATCCCCGCAGGAACTACCCTTGTGCGTATGGGAAAGGCTTGTGGCGAGTTGGACGTACAGACGGGACGCTTCAATAATATCCCGACTGCAGAGGTGCAATATTGCCAAAACTTTATGATACAGGTAGAGCAAAGCACGTTCGATAAGATTGCAGCAAAGGAAGTAGATTGGGGTTTCAACGACCTAGAAGAGGACGGCATTTACGATATGCGTCTAAGCCAAGAAAATACTTTCCTTTTCGGTGTAAAGAATGTTATCCACCACACCTCGAAGAATGGTATGGCAACGTGGTTTACAGGCGGCATTTGGTATCAAGCTGGCAAGGACATCGAAGTCGGCACGTGGGACGCAGACAAGGGCTGCGCTGTTATCAGCGATGAAGACCTTGTGGACATCACGAAAGACTTGTTTGTAGGGACGGGTATCGGCAACAAGCGCAAAATTTTGCTTTGCGGTTCTGATATGCTTTCTGCTTTTTCTAAGATTAAGAGCGACAAGTTCCGTCTGAAAGATACTGTGGAAGTGTGGAACTTGAAGTTCAAGAGTTGGGACACCGACTTTGGCGAAGTACTCACCATCCATCATGAGCTTTTCGATGCAAACGGCATGAGCGACTGCGGCTTTGCGCTTGACCCCGATTATTTGACGAAGAAAACGCACGTCAGCTGGTCGCGTAACATCCTTGATTTGAAGAAAGCAGGTGTACGCAATACGGATGCTGTTGTCATCCAAGAGGTAAGCTGTCTATACTTGCGCTATGCTAAGGCACACGCACGTATGAAGTTGGCACAAGCACCGACCACTACGGGAAACTAATTTAGTCTGATTACCTTAGTTATATGTTATGAGCCGGAGGGGCAGGCGAGAAGAAACCGGCCCCTCCTCTTATTTACAAACTAATCAATTATCAAATCAATGGCATTAAAGAAATACACGGCGAAAACACATATAAGCCTTAGCATAGTGCTGCCACATAGCGGGAAGAGCCTACACCTTTCCTTTACACCCTTAACAGGCGGCGGAAGTGTTTATTATACGGAGATTGAACAAGAGCAGTGTGGGCTTGAGCGACACAGCAAGTATGGCAAACTCTTCAAGGGCGAAGAAGTGAAGAAAGAAATTCCTACGAAGGAAGAGACAAGCGAAGAGAAAACGGGGAAAGAGCTAAAGGTAGTAAAGGTAGCTTGTGCTGACGATGCAAAAGACTACTTGAGCGACAAGTGTGGTATAAGTCGTACTAAATTACGCGGGATGAAAGCCATTGAAGATACTGCTCACGAAGTGGGAATAGTATTCACAGGACTTTAACAAACACACTCTAACCGAATATGATTTACCAACTCCCTCTGATAGAACGTGACATACGAATAACGTTGGACGAAAACGCCATAAGCGACAATCTTCTGACTGACCTTGATACAGATACGCTCACCCTTAATGAGTTGATAAAAAGCAAAGTCATAGATGCTACGCGCGAAGTCGTTATGGAAGCACCCACATATATGCTTGAAAGTGGACATCATTTTGGCGATGTTGTTTTTTGGAACGCAGATGGCGTGAGTGGTTGGATAATCTTGCCCCACGACTTTATGCGTCTTATAACTTTCAAGATGACGAGCTGGGAACGTCCCGTGTTTGCAGTCTTACTCGAAACCGATGCAAGTTATAAGTTGCAGCATTCACGCTACAAAGGACTTCGCGGAACTCCGCAAAAGCCGAAATGCGCTATTATAACTCGTCCAGAGGGACGCACGTTGGAATTTTGGAGTTGCAAAACAGAAAATGACACAGTGGAAAGAGCCGTATATCAGCCACTCCCTCGCATAGACGATGATGACGGTATAGATATTCCCGAAAAACTTTACCGTCCTATTGTATATCAAGCGGCTGCGCTTGTAGCTGCCGTATTAGGCGGAAATGCCGATAGCATAAACACACTTATGCAAACAGCAAAAGGATTGCTTAAGTAGCATTCCGCCCCAACAAATAAAACACGCTCACCAATCAATTTTTATCACAATGGCATACGATAACACATCTATAAATGGCGACCTCGCGGTAGGACGCAACATCATTGCTGGCGGCGATGTAAACGCCGATGGTGGTGGAACAGTAAAAGGGAACTTGCACGTAGAGGGTTGGCTTCACGCGCGGAATATTATAGGTGCTTGTAAAGGCTTGTTCAAAACTCTTGATGACCTAACCAAAGCATATCCTAATCCGCGCAGCGGACTTTGGGCGATTGTTGGCGACACCGTCCCCGGCGAAGTGTACCGTGCGGAAGACGGAGAGTGGGTTGCTACAGGTAAGACTTGTGGAAACGTGGTAGTTGATGCGAGCAACAGCAACAGCATGAACCTTGCTGTACAACAGATTTCGGTAGTGACTGACAAAAACGAAGCAACCTTACAACTCCGCACGCTAGCGGGTAAAAAGGTAGGCGATGCGGCTACCCTGCCCGCTGCCACGAGTGAGGAAGCAGGCGTAATGAGCGCAGCACAGGCGCAGCAGCTTGACAAAGCCACTGCGGACATCGCGCAAGAAACTTCCGACCGCAGGAAAGAAGATACGTGGATAACTGATTACGTTAAAGACGTGGCGGCAACCGTTACCACCGAAACCACGGAGCGCAAAGCCGCCGACACAACACTCCAAACGAATATAGATGCCGAGACCAAAGAGCGCAAAGCCGCAGATACCACCCTTCGAACGAAAATAAGTGCACTGAAAGCCACCGCCACAACCTCGGCGGACGGGCTTATGAGCGCGGAGGATAAAACCAAACTAGATGGCGTAGCAGAGGGCGCACAAACACCTATTGATTTTA